TACAAAATACCCTAGTATCTCTTTAACTAATAGTACTAATCAAAACTTTATTTTAACTGCTCCTATTATTGATGGAAGAGACTATCAAGAGCTTCCTGTAGGAGGAACTGCTTATATTAAGCAAGATGATAGTGTTCAGACTATTTCATTATCTGATTCAATGTTAGATATGAAAAATGCCGATATAATTATAAGAGTATACACTGCTGAATCAAGCTATGAATTTTATCAGTTTGAGAAAAAAGAGAGTAGTATAGAAATAGATTTTGCAACTTTAATTTCTAATAAAAATATTACTAGAGTGGTTATAGAAGGGACTATTAATTTTGCTCCTACTACAACTACAAAACCCCATAATACAGTATATTATGGAGTAATTAAGGAATATATGGACCCTAATAGTTTCTGTTCAATTCCTATAAATGAACTAATAGATAGATCAGAAACAAAATTTAAACCTATTATAGGAGATTCTGTAAATGAATTTACTATTCCTCAAGATGGTTATTTTTCATATTTAATTATTCCTGTAGATAAAGTAGAATTACAATATGCAGCATTTACTTCTGGAGGACTAACTTCTACTTATTATGATTCAAGTAAACCTAATACTCCTACAGCATTAGACCCAACTCCTAATGGAGCATATTATTCTAAATATACAAGAGGAGGAACTGCTCCTTATAATAAGGGAGGTAGTTATAAAGGTATAGATTATGATGTTTATTTTGCATATATCAATTCAGGAAGTATTCCAGAATTGATAAATATAAAAGCTAAAAATAAATAATTGATATGGCAGTAAGTATAAATGAACTTATATCACTTAATGCTAGTGATAGCTCCTTTAATCCTTACCCCTCATTAGACCTTAGATATGGACCATATGATAATGTAAGTGCAGCATTAACTGCACTTACATCTTCTAAAAGATGTATAGGTCTAACTGTTGGAATTAAAAGAGACAATACTATTGTTGAATACTGGTTTAAAGGAGGAATACAAGATTCTAATTTAGTAGAAAAATCCGATAGTACCTATGAAAACTATAAGATAAATAATGGTATTAAAACAAAAGAAGAGTTTTTTAAAACTCTTTCTGAAATAGTAGATACCTCTTCTTATATTATACTTGATTCTAATATAGATAATGTTAAGGTAGAAGTTACAGTAGCATCTAATTCTCCTACTATAGTTGGAAACAGTATTGTAAATAATACTATTAAAACTAATAGTAATATGGAGGAATACGCACTTAAAAGTGAGACATGCTCTATTAGAATAGATACAAAAAACTTAGATACTAATTTACCACAGAAGTGTAGGCAAATAAATATTATTACATCTAAAGGTGCAGAACCTTTTATATTAGATGATAATATTTTAAATTTTGTTTTCTCATCTACTGAAAGAGAAATTACATTTACTTTACCTTCAGATACTTATAATAATGTAATAGGTTTTTATAATAGTGACACTGGAGAACTTTTATCTAATGAAGATAATTACATTTATAAAACAGATTTAAATCTTATTTCTTTAACTTTAATATTTAAAAACAATGGCAATAACAAGTAGAAGTATTACTATTAAGGTCAGTAATGAAGATAATATAGCAGGCCACCTAGAATACAAAGGAATGTTTGCAGGAAAAACAGGAAGTCAATATACTCCTAGTAAAACATGGACTACTACAGTAAATTCGGGAGAAAGAAAATCAGTATATTTTAAATATCTCCCAAAGCCTATTACAATTACTTTTAAAGGTAATTCATCAGGTACTTATACTGTAACTGGGTCTTCTATTGGAACTGTTTCAGTGCCTAGAGAAGGAACCTCTAAGACTCTTACTATAGGTAGTGTAGATAATCTATTAAGTCAATTAGACATTAGATTTGATTCTGCTACTATGACAGATAAAGACTGGAAAATATCACAGGTTAAAATTGATGGAAGTGTTGTTACTCTTCCATATACTAAATCTGGAGCAAGAGCAGGATCTACAATTACAGTAGAAGTTATTGCTGCTAGTGCAACTACTACAACTACTACAACTACAACTACTACTACTAGTACCCAAGCACCTGCTATACTTAATTTGGAATCAAATGCAACTATTGGAGTTAATATTTCGGGGGAAGGATTAGATTTTAATAAAAATCTAACTGCCAATCAAAATACTCCAGCAGGTGTACCTATGCCCTTAGAATAATTAACTATTACATAAAATAAAAAGTTACCTGTATGATTCCTAAGATAATACATTATTGTTGGTTTAGTAAAGATAAAAATAAACCTCTTCCAATAGTAGTTCAAAGGAGTATTGAATCATGGAAAAATATTTTACCAGACTATGAAATTAAAGTATGGAATGAAGATACTTTTAATATTAATTCTGTACCTTGGGTAAAAGAATGTTATGAGTGTGGATGTGGATCTTATGCTTATATGGCAGACTATGTTAGATTATGGGCATTATATAACTATGGAGGTATTTATTTAGATGCTGACCAAATGGTTACTAAATCACTAGACTCATTCCTAGATAACAAGATGTTTGTAGGAATGATAAACCCTGGTGAAATAGGCTGGGGTGTTATAGGAGCAGAACAATATAATCCTGTAATAAAGTCATTGCTAGATGAGTATAATAATAAGCACTATATTAAAAAAGATGGTTCCCTTAATATATGTAATAATATCTATGCTACAACAGCAAGTGTAAGGAAATTATATAACTTTAGTTCAGATGTTAATCTATTACAAAAGTTTGATGGACTTACTATTTATCCTAAAATGTATTTCTATCCTGTAGATGAATTTCATCCTACTGAAGATACTCATGCTATACACTTAGGTATGACTAGTCACTATAAGATGATTTCAGTAGTTATGCCTGTATATAATGGAGAAAAATATCTTAGAGAATGTATAGATAGTGTACTTGCCCAGACTTTTACTGATTTTGAATTTATCATTGTTGATGATGGTTCCACTGATAGTACAGAAAGTATAATTAAATCTTATACAGACGATAGAATTGTATACATAAAAAAGGAGCATAATGGTATATCAGAAGCTCTTAATTTAGGTATTAGAAGGGCTATTGGTCTTTATATAGCTAGAATGGATGCTGATGATATGATGTATCCAAATAGACTTGAAGTCCAATATAAGTTCATGTGTGAACATCCAGAGTATGACATGATTACTGCTGGATTTGAATGGGGAAATGGTAAATTGGAAAAGGAATATTTTACTTATGATGAAATTGATATTCCTTTAGAATGGTTTAGAGGAGGTAATAATCCAATAGCCCATCCTACAGTAATGATGAAGACAAGTTCTTTAAAATCTTTACCTTTTATGTATGAAAAAATATATGATGGGTATGAAGATTTTAAACTATGGCATACTATGTTAACTCATGGTAAGAGAATACATAATATTCCTGATATTGTCACTTATTATAGACAGCATTCTAATCAGAGTTCTACAAACATGGAAAAGTATTATGACCATGGTATGTCTTATGCTGAAGTAGGTAATTGTATAGTCAATGCTTATAATAAGAAAAATAGTGATACTGCACAACTTACTGTAATTATTCCTTTTCAGAATGAGGGATATGAAGTAGAAAAAACTGTTACTTCTGTAAGAGGAACTGCCAAAGATGTAAAGATTATGCTCATTGATGATAATAGCAATGATGGATATAATTACAAGAAAGTAGCTGAAATATTTGGATGTGATTATTATAGAAATGAGACTAATCTTGGTGTAGCAGGTTCTAGAAACTTTGGTGTATTTCATTGTACTACTCCATACTTTGTGTTATTAGATGCTCATATGAGGTTTTATGAAACTAATTGGGATGAGAGGTTAGTTAAACTTCTAAAGGAAAATCCAGAAAGATTGATAACCTCTAATACTATTTATTTTGGTAAAGATGAAAATAATATCTATCTGAATGAAGATGGTATTCAAGGAAGGCACTCTTTTGGTACTTATGCAGCATCTGTTAATATGACAGAATCAGGATGGGAATACACAGCTAAATGGACAGGTGGGCTACTAGACCAAAATCCCAATGCAGAAGTAATTCCTGTTTCTTGTGTTCTTGGTGCAGTTTATGCTTCAAGTGTAGAATGGTGGTTTAAAATTGGAGGACTTACAGGTCTTATAAAATATGGACTAGATGAACCTCTGATGTCTATAAAAACATGGCTTGCAGGAGGTGAAGTTCTTCTTATCAAGAATTGGGGAGTAGGCCATCTTTATAGAAATGGAGGTAATTATGCAGTAACTAGTACACAAGTAGACCATAATCAGTTGTATTTAATTCATCTATTTTCTTCTGATGATAAGATTCCTGTATATGAGGAACATCTTAGAAAGAGAATTGGGGATGTGGCATTTAATGATGCTAAAGCTTTGTTGATGCAAAACTATAATAAGTTAGTTAGCTTTAAGAAGTATTTCTTCACTAAAGTTGCAAAGCATGATATGAGCTATTTCCTTGAATTGAATGCTAAGGTATTCTGTTAATAAAACTTTGTAAGAACAATAACTAAAACAATAAAGTTCTTGTGACATTGATAAATTCTTAGTATCTTTGTCTCAAGAACTTTTTTAATATGTATCAATATGAGAACATATAGACAACTAGTGTACTTAGTATTAGATGAACTGAAACTTATGAGTGATGATTCGTCTTTTACTGAAGACCATATTATATTCTTGCTGAGTAAGTATAGAGCATTTCTCTTAAAGCAAAGATACTCCGATGTAAGGAAGGAAGTTCCTTTATCTAATTATCAGACTTTGTGCTTAGACCTAGAAGAGCATGAAGGAATAGAGGGACTACCTTGTGAAGGTACCTATATGAGAAGTACTAAGAAGATACCTGAGACTATGAATATAGGACAATCTAGGGTACATTCAGATGACTACTTCAATGGAGAGATAACCTATGTATCTAGAGATAGGCTGAGATATGTAGGTCACAATAAATGGCTACAGAATATAATTTATGCTACTAAAGGGCCTGATGGGTATTTATACTTGAAATCTTCAAATCCACAACTTTACTACTTGGAGGAAATAAAGTTTACTGGAGTATTTAGTGATGCAGAAAAAGCCTCAGAATTGGAGTGTGAACAATCAGAGAGCTGTGATATTCTTGACAAAGAGTTTCCTCTTGAAGATGCAATAATTCCACCTCTGATAGAGCTAGTGGTAAAGGAACTTTCAGGAGCTATATATAAGCCTGAAGATTCTGAGAATAATGCTATGGATGACTTGGCTAACCTAGCTAACTTCATAGCAAAGAATGCTAAATCAAACTTACAGAAGCAAATTGAATCTTAATGACTAGGGAAGAACTTCTTAAATTAAATGAGCCTAGAGTTCATAAAGTAACTAAGTCATTAGGAGTATATGATGCTTATAAGTGGCTTAGAAAGAGACAATGGGCTGATATAGGTCAAAGACTTACTGAGCATGAGTTTTATAGTATAATTAGAAAGATAAATAATGAACTTGCCTATAATCTTTCTATTGGTAATGATATTAAATTACCTCATAGAATGGGTAAGATAGAATTGAGAAAGTATAATGCTAAATTTAGTTTTGATGATGGGAAAATTAAAACTAATTTACCTATAGACTGGGATAAAACTCTTAAATTATGGTGTGAAGATGAGGAAGCCTATAAGAGTAGAACACTCATTAAAATGGAGGAAAAAGAGATATTCAAGGTTCATTACAACAAGGCTAAGGCAGACTATACAAATAAGTCTTTCTACCAATTTAATGCCAATAGAGAACTAAAGAAAGCTCTTAAAAAGAATATTAAGGAAGGCAGAATAGATGCCTTTCTATTAAATAAAGAATAATATGGTAAAGTATATAAGTATCAGACAAATCCTAGATAACTTGTTAGAGCATCCTCTACTGCAAGACCTATCTTTTGAAAGGGTAGTAAATCATACTGTACACTTTTTACAGATTGTAGGAGTGCCTAATGAGTTTGAAGAAAAGACAGCCTTGATTGATATAAAGGATTACAGAGGGTGCTTACCTTGTGATTACTATGATATGATACAGGTAAGAACTTATAAGGAGGGAGAGTATTGTCCTAGAGTGTTTAGATATACTACAGATAGTTTCCATCATAGTCCTAAGAAAGAAGATTCAGATACTTGGGATTTAACCTATAAGTTACAAAATAGTATTATTTATACTTCTATTAAAGAGGGTACTATAGAGATAGCTTATCATGCAATTAAAGTTGATAAAGAAGGCTATCCTATGATACCTGAAAATAGTAGCTTTATACAAGCATTAGAACTTTATATCAAGAAAAAAGTATTTACTATTCTTTTTGACCAAGGTAAAATAAGTCCTGCTGTCTTGCAGAACACCCAGCAAGAATATGCGTGGGCAGTTGGCCAAGCCCAAAGAGATTTAACTATGCCTACTATAGACCAAATGGAATCCATCAGTAATATGTGGACTCAGTTATTGCAAAGAAATAATGAGCATAGTAAAGGCATGAAACCATTGGGAAGAAGAGAATATATAAAAGTACAGTAATATGCAAAAGAAACAAGCAGCTATAATACCTAGAAGTATGCAGCAAGATTTAGCAGTTAGTCAATTTCCTAATGATGCTGCATATGAGATTAGAAATATGAGGATAGTTACTACAGGAGATAATACTTCATTATGTCTTACAAATGAAAAGGGTAATTCTCTTGTAAATTTAAATTTAGACAATTCTACTATATTAGGTTATATATATGTTGAAGATTATATAGTTGCATTCTCTAAAGGAAATAAAGATTATATATATAAAATATATATAGATAATAATAACTTAAAATCTAAAAAGTTATATGAAGGAGATTTAAACTTTAGCTTAGAACATCCTATAGAAGGAATAGTTAATATTGAATCTGATAAGGTTAAAAAAATATACTGGGTAGATGGACTGAATGAAGTAAGAAGCATGAACTTAGTTGATTTTGAAAATGGTCAGAATCCTAAATATAAGTTTGAAATAACTGCTAATAATATTACTTTTAATGATACTATAAAAGTGACTAAAAGTTATGAAGGAGGATTATTTACTGCTGGTGTAATACAGTACGCATACTCTTATTATAACCTTCATGGACATGAAACCCCTTTAATAAATTGTTCTTGTTTAAATTATATATCTTATAAGCAAGGTATAGATAATGATGCTAGAGTATCTTGTAGTTTTAATATAACTATTAATAATTTTGATAATTCTTATGATTATATAAGAATATATTCTATAATGAGGACCTCTTTAGATGCAGTCCCTGTAGTTAAAATATTAACAGATACTTATATTAAAAATCAGAATGATAGTATATCCTTTATAGATAATGGTAAGATAGGACATACTATAGACCCTATGTTACTATTATATCTTGGGGGAGATAAGATAATAGCAGGTACTTTAGTTAATAAAGATGGTACTTTATTCTTAGGTAATATTGAAGATCATAATTATGCCCTATCTGAATCAGAGAGAGAAAGTATACAGAATACATTAAAAGAAGAATTAGAGTTTGTATCTCCTACAGAAGGAAAATCCCTTAAAGAGTCTTCATATACATCTTATAAAGGAAACCTTGATTTGCCTCAAGATAATCTACTTACATTTAAATATGGAGAAAATTATAGGATAGGTATACAATTTCAATTTAATGATGGTAAATTAAGTGATGTTGTATATTTAAAGGATATAATAAATAATAAGCATCCTATGTATTTAGATAGTAAATTATATTTACCATACTTACAATTAAATAATGTAAGTGTTTTAAATAATAGTATTGCTAGAGCAAGGCTTATGTATGTATATCCTGATGTAGAAAATAGAACTAGATTATGTCAAGGAATAGTATCTCCAACTGTCTATGAAGAAAAATCAAGAATAAATAAGAATTTATATGTTCAACCTTCTTGGCTATTTAGAGATTCTTCTTATAAAAATAAAGCTTTTATTGATAAAGAAATACAATCATCTTATGATGAGGAGGATATTTATGTTAACTTAGAAGAGATAAAGCCTGAAACTCAAAATATTACTTTTTATTACTGGTATGACTCAGTAAGAAATAATCTTACAGTATTTTATAATTATAAAGTACAAAAGGGAAATGAAAAAGTTAAAACTTTTACATCACTTAATAATGACGAGGGGGGCTATCAAGCAGCATGTAATTATTTAAAAAGTTTTGGTATAACACAATTACCTTCTAAGGAAGAATGGCAAAGAAAAGGGCAACTTGAAAGTAAGGGAGAATTAAAAGTTAATGCAAGTGTAAACCCTTTAGAAAATATTATTTATAAATTAAAAGATAATAATGGGTATTATATAGATAGTTCTATAGTAACTATGTATTCTCCAGATATAGAAGATATATATAATACTGTAAATTCTAATCAACTAATAAATGTAGAATTTATAGGAGCATCTGCTATATCTGATATATATAATGATTATATAATAACTTCATCTAATTCCCTTAGAGATCCAAAAGAAATAGGTCTTATAAATAGAGATATTAAAGGTATACTTAAAAGTGCTTTATTATGGAATGATGTTACTCCAGATTCTAACCCTGTAGATCAAGACCCTTATCATTCTTGGGCATTTAGAGTTTATATATGGCATAGAAATGGGTCTTTAAATGCAGATAATAATGGAGATAATAAATCTATAGATGACTCTAAATATGGAGGTCAATATTCAATTCTTGATAAAAAAGTATTTGTTAATGTAAGAGATACTTTTAATACTACTTATTTTAATTCTAATATTAAAGATAGACCATTTAAGACTCATATAAATAATTATGAAGGCTTTTATAAGATTGCAGATAAATACTCTTATAGAGGAGTAATTAATACTGTTAATATAAATGCTGATAAATATCCTATATTTGGCACTAAAATAAATAAGGACTATGGGTTAATAGGTTCTATAGAAAATCTGGAAGAGGTAGAAGTAACTAATAATGGAGAAACTATATATTCTAATGATCCTGTTTCTATTAAATATAAAACAGCTGACCATATAGTAATTGATTTAGGTAAACTATTACCTAATAGTAAGGAAATTATACCTGAAGGTAAAATAGATTTAACTCCTATAATTTCTTCTGACTACTATTTAATAGTAGATAAACTGATTAATTCTATATCCGAGTTGCCAAGAAGAATTTCTGAGGAAGAATTTAACAAGCAAAAATTATATGTAGGTTATAGATTTTTCATTAGAGATTATAATTATTTTAATGGTAAATTTGTAATACAAGAAGTAGCTACCACATATAAAGATGATGAAAATATATATACAATAACTTATTTATCTAGAGTAGTAGATATATCTACTACAGGGACTGAGCCTAATATATTACAGATAGGATTTACATTTATGTTATTATGTAAGAAAGATAATATATATTATACTGTTAAAACTATAGAAAATATAGATGATGAATACGGAGAGAAAGCCCCTATACTTGAGTATACCTCTGTAAAAGATACAATAGAAGAAATACCTATAGATGTTGTAATACCTGATAAAAGTATCTATAAATGTGATATTATAAGAGATTTAGGAAATACACAATATGGAGGAAAGTTAACAAATAAAGATAATGATTCCCTTATGAGTAATATTAAATGGACTCCTATAAGTGAATTTGTAAATATAAATAACAACTCAATAATTGCACATAGAGGAGATACTTATTTTCAAAAATGGGATTGTATGAGTACTTTTCCTTATTCTTCTGAAGATAAAAATCAAATAATAGATATTACTTCAACTTTTATAGAAAGTAGAATAAACTTAGATGGCAGAACTGATATTAGAGGAGATTATAGTGCTACTATGAACTATTCTAAATTTAATTCTATCAATAATATTTATAGTCAGACAGATAATTTCTTTGCTAAAACTAATGTAGTATTAAAAGATAATATTACTAAATATAATACAGGTATTACATTTTCTTTATCTAAATCTTATAATGAAGAAATAGATAGTTGGACTAATATTAAACTTGTTAATAGTATATCTTTAGATGGAAATTATGGAGATTTAAGTGCATTAAAAGTATTCAATAATAATATATACTTCTTTCAAAAAAGTGCAGTAGGATTAGTGAACTTTAATGATAGAGTTCAAATAAATACCTCAGATGGAGTACCTATTGAAATATCTAATAGTGGCAAAGTACAAGGAAAAACTTATATCTCTAATTTCTATGGATGTTCTAATAAATGGTCTATGGTAAATACAGCTAGTGGTATTTACTTTATAGATGATATTAATAAATCTATTTTACATTTTAATGGGCAATCTTTTATAGACTTATCTGCTACAAAGCAAGTTTATTCTTGGATAAATAAAAATATAAGTCACTTCTCATGGAATCTAGCTAATGATTCTGTCAGAGTATTATATGATAAAAATACCAGTGATATATATTTTACAAATAATAAAGAGGCACTTGCATTTAATGAGCAGCTAGGAGTATTCTCTTCATTTTACTCATATCCTAATGTAGAATGGTTATTTACTTTAGGTGAAAATAGTTACCAAGTATGTAAAGGTAATATATGGAAATTACATAGTGGAAATCAGTATAGTAACTTCTTTAATAAGAAAGAAAATTATTCTATTTCTATTATTGCTAATCCAGAATTTCAATCTGATAAGTTGTTTGATACTATAGAGTTTAGAACTAATGGTATAGAATATTTTACTAATTGGAAAGCAGACAGTTATCCATTTAACTCATTAGTTACTACAAATGAATATCAGACAGCAATATCTACTACAAGTTCTCTAAAGAAAAAGTTTAGAACTTGGAGATGGCAAATTGGTAGAAGTAATACTTTTTCTAATAAATTTAAAAGAGATAGAATAAGGAATCCTTGGGCTAAAATTACAATGTCTGGTAATAGTGAGAATGAAGTAAGGTTATATGATATAGTAGTTACTTACTATACATAAACAAAGAAGAGTAGTGATAGATAAGTTATTTAATTTGTCTATTACTACTTTTTTTATATAAGTATTTCATATTCAAAAATGATTTGTTACCTTTGCAAAAATTATTAATTATATTATGGCTAAGAAAATAAGAAAGAGAAGAGCTAACTATTTTGATGTTGGTGGATTCTCGTGGCAAAAAGGTGCTGGCTTTAAAGAAAATATAAGTAATGCTTTCAATAGTGGGGTACTTAATAGTGCTATTGGTGCTGCTAGTTCTATGGCAGGCCAAGGTATTTCAGGAGGATTCTCCACTGGAGTAGGTAATGTTACACAAGGATTAAGTACTATAGCTAGTGCTATTCCTGGTCCTTGGGGAGCTATAGCTGGAGCAGGACTTAATGTAATAGGAGGATTAGTAAATAGATTATTTGGAAGCCAAATAAATGAACAGGCAGTCTCTAATTTTAGAAATCAAAATACTCAAATGGCAAATACTGTTCTTAATGCAGATAATTATGATAGTCTATTGAGCCAATATAGTGATGTTTCCTTATTAGGAGATATAAGTAAATCTCAAGTAGGAAAGGATGGATTATTCTCAAATAAAGCAAAGAATTTAACAGCCTCTTTAAATAGAGATAGAGACTTTGCTAATGAAAGGTACTTATCTTCTGTTAGAAATTCTGTTGATAATATTAGAACAAATGAAATGTTAAATGCTAATTACGCAGCTTATGGAGGCCCTTTAACTATGAGATATACAGGAACAATGTCTCCTTTTGGTAATACATTTGCTAATGGTGGTAATATACATATTAAGCCCTCAAAGAGGGGAACTTTCACAGCAGCAGCTAAAAAGCATGGAAAGTCTGTACAATCATTTGCTTCCCAAGTATTAGCTAATAAAGAGAATTATTCTTCTGCTATGGTAAAGAAGGCTAATTTTGCAAGGAATGCAGCTAAGTGGCACAGCTTTGGTGGAGACCTTAATACTAATGGGGGAGATTTTAGTAATGGTCTTATTATAATAGGTAATGGAGGTACTCATGAGGAAAATCCTATGGAGGGTGTACAGATGGGTATGGATGCACAAGGTATACCTAATTTAGTTGAAGAGGGGGAAGTAATATTCAATGATTATGTATTTAGTGATAGAATGAAAGTACCAAAAGCTATAAGGAGTAAGTATAAGTTGAGAGAGAAAAAAGGTATTACATTTGCTGATGTTGCTAAAAGAATATCCAAGGAATCAGAAGAAAGACCTAATGACCCAATAAGTCAAAATGGTCTGAAAGCTATGCTTGGGGAATTAGCAACTGTCCAAGAGGATGAGAGATTTAAGAATCAAATGAAAGACCCTGAATTTAGGCAGCAAGCAATGAATCAATTAGCTATGCAGGGACAGCAACAATATGCCCAAGGTGGACTTTTGAAAAGAAAATATGCTGGTCTTGGTGAAATTCCAAATGTTCTTGAAACTCCTGACCAAACAGACCCATATGCCTTCTATGGCAATAATGGCAGAAATAAAGTCACTAATACTAGAATTGCTCAAGGATGGGATAGCTTTACTGATAACAATGGAAATATGCTATATGACCCTGAAAAGGGAATATATAGCCCAGATTATCTAGATGTTAGATTTCAATCTTGGCTAGGAAATAACTATGATAAATTATCAAAAGATTGGTGGAATAATACTAATGCCCCTGACTATTTTAAGGCTGGTAATAAAAGTGCTCCTACATTTGACCAAATGGTAGGCACTATTTTTAGCCCAGGGCTTATGTATGATAAGAAATATGGGGAGGCACATGATTTTGGTAGATATGCCTATAATCAATATAGAGAATCATTAAAACCTACTTCATTAGTTCCTAACAATAAAAAAATAGAAGATTTAAAAATTACTAAACCATTTCAAATTCCTATGCCAAATGAGGTACCTTTACCAAATAGTAGTGAATCTAAAAGGTATCCTACTTGGATGAGATATGCTCCTATAGCAGCAGCAGGTGTTGGTGTACTTACTGATGCTTTAGGAATAACTAATAAACCTGACTACTCTAATGCAGATGCTATACTTGATGCTACTGCAAGTGGTGGAAATTATACTCCAGTTTCTGTATCTCCTCTTGGTGACTATTTAACTTATAACCCATTTGATAGAAACTACTATATTAACAAGTTAAATGCTGATTCTAGTGCTACTAGAAGAGCTATTGTAAATCAAAGTGCAGGAAATAGAGCAACAGCATTAGCTGGTTTATTAGCTGCTGATTACAATGCACAAGGTAGACTAGGAGACCTTGCAAGGCAAGCAGAAGAATATAATCTAGGTCAGAGGGAAAGAGTGACTACATTTAATAGAGGTACAAACCAATTTAACTCTGAGATGGGATTAAAAGCTGCAATGGCTAATCAAAGTGCTCTTGCTAATCTAAGAGATTATAGGTTGAGAGGTACTATGGCAGCTGCTGAAATGAAGGAAAAAGCAAGAATGCTTGCAGATGCAAATAGGTCTACTAACTTAACTAACTTTGTACAAGGTCTTGGTGATATAGGCTCAGAAAATGTAGGATGGAATCAATTACAATGGGCTATTGACCATGGAGTATTTGGACCTATGCAAGACACTCCTAGTAAAGGGTATAGAAAAAGTAGAAAGAAGAAAAATGGTGGTAAACTTTTAACGAAGAAAATATAATGGCATATAGTATAATTTCTAATGCAAAGTTCAGGCCATTTTCATATGATGAAATTGTTAAGCCTTTAGTGCAATATAAAGAAGCATATGATAAAGCAGAGGCTGATTATACCAATTTAGTTACACAGACTGAAGTATGGAAAGATATTGCTAATCAAACTAATAGTCCTAAAGCTTATCAAATGTATAAGGCTTATTCAGATGATTTGTCTAGTATGGTTGATGACTTTAGTAAAGGTATGACACTTACAAATAGAAGTGCCTTAATGGGTCTCAAGAGAAGATATGCTTCTGAGATTACTCCGATTGAAAGGGCTAGTAAGGAACTTGATAAAAGAGATGCCTTTGTTGCAGAAACTTTAGCAAAAAATCCTAATGCTGTATTTGAAAAAGGTGGAGATTCTATAGATGATTATTTAGGAGGCAAAAGAGCTAATACTACATATTGGGATGGTGACTCTGCTTTAAAAAGAGTTGCAGCAAAGGCAGAAGCTGTAGGCAAAGCATTATATAGTAATCCTACTGCAAAGTTATTTCTTAATGGCCAACAATATCAAATATCACAGCTAAATGGTATTAGTCCTGAAGAACTTAGTCAGATACTACTTAACCCTGAAAATATCAATACTGAGGCAGGGAGACAAATGAGGAAAATAGTAGATGATGAATTAGGTTCTCTTAATATGAATAATTACTCAAAACTAGACCAAGCTAAAATTAATAACATAGTTGCTACTGGAATGTATGCTGGATTAGCAAAGCCAACATATAACTATGTTGCTAATGGTGAATATATGACTAAAGCTGAAAGAGATGCTAGTGCTGCTAGATGGGAAGGTATAAATTTGGAAAGAGAGAAATTTAATTATGCTAAGCAGCAAGATAAAATCTCTTCTGGACAAGAACCATATTATACAGACCTAAATGGCACCAAATATTATAGAACAGGAGATGCTTATTGGACAGTTGATAGTCATGGTAATCAGAGTGAAGTTAGATATACTAAGAAAACTTATGCTTCTAGTGGTAATACAGTAGATGATAGTGGTGATACTACTAAAACTTCAAAGAAAGAGCAAGAATTTGCATATATGGATTTTAGTGTAAAGGATAATAGATTTAAGCCTGGTAAAGGTTTTAACCCCGAAGATGCAAAGCCTGTTGAGATTTCTAGTCTAAACGGCTATCAAAGAGGAGAATTAAATAAACAATTAAAAGCAAAAGGATTATCAATAGATAAAGTATCATTGTATAGAGATAATGATTGGTACAATGATGACCATATTAGAGTAGTACTTAAAGGAGCTGATGTATATGGTATAACTTATACTAATGGTACTAAAAACAACGGCTCTTCTAAGTCACAGCAACCAAGCATGGCTGCTGGATGTGGAGGAATGGATTAAAATATTAGGAAAATGGGAATATTTAGTGATATAATGCCTAATTCTACCTTTTTAGGCCCAGGAATGCAGCCTGCATACAGCCCTAATCCTACTGAAGCTGATAGACAAAAATATAATAAGATACAGAGAAGAAGAGCTTATTTTGATGGACTTAGAGGCTTACAAGGAGGTGCTAGAGCTGATTGGGAAAAGAGATATTTAAAGCAAATTACAGGTAGAGACCCTTACCAACAAGACCAATTCTTTAAGAATACAGTATTCAAAGAAATATTTAAGGGTAGCACAGATCCTGAAAAGCAAAAAATTTGGAATAATAGATATAATTTAACACCTAACCAAAGAGATTTATATGTAGCAAGAGATATTGTTGAGGACTATGACAGAAAAGGTGGTCCTAAAGGTATATTAACTGAAGTTGCCCACAATAGGCAAGCTATGAATGTATTGGGTTATGAATCCGATAAACAGGCTGATAAGTATAAAGAATACTTATACTCACTTAGTGGAGGTGATAGGAAGAAAATACTTGATGAATTAGATACAATATCTAATTCAACATCTTCTCTTTATAAGAAATATGCTGGTACAGATAAGTTAAATTTAAGTGAGGAAGATAAAATAGACCTGCTGTCAAAATTTCAAGCATGGAATGAGGTAGGAGGTAGTACCTTTGCTCAAAAGGCACTGAGAGAGCATTATCAAAATATTGTAGCTAATAATCAATCACTTTGGGAAAAGACTATAAATTCTGGTGCCCAATTTATAGACAGTGCTGTTGGTATGTTAATTAGAGCTGCTGGCATGGTTGGGGCAGCAACTACTCTAGGAAAAGAGGAAGGGGAAGGTTATTGGGAACATATAATAGATAATGAAGTAACTAGATATGGTGATAGAGTAGCTACTACTAATACCTATGACCCAGAAGAACAAGAAAAACTAGAAAAATTAGGACTATCAGATAATCCTATTATAGGCACAGTGGAGCAGCAAGAATCTATGTTATCTGCGAATACCCCATTTGAACTATTTGGTCAATATGGATTTACTACTGCCAGTACTATACTATCATTTGGTAGTTCAGCATTAGTCAATGCAACAGCCAAGGGTGCTGCATGGGCAGCAAAGGTTGCTACAGCTTCAAAGGGTTTGAATACTACTGCAAAGGGAGTAAAGTTTTTAAGGGGAGTTACTAGAGCAAAAGATATAGGTAATATTGCTGTTGTTGGAGGTATTGGTGCTGTTGAAGGTGGTATGAATGCTGCTCAAACTAAGAATGAAGTACTTAATGGGCTGAATGCTGATATAGACGATAAATATAGGCAAAAAGCTCAAGAAGATATAGCAGACCAAGTTAGAAAAGACCCACAAGGGGCAGCTAGACTTCTTAGAGCTAAGGGATATAATGTTTCTGAGAGAGTCTCTATAACAAAAGAAGGTAAAACTGTAAGTCCTTATAATGAGGAGGAAGTTAATCAGATGATTGGGATATTACAGGGTGATGAAAGTATCATGTCTGCTGCTTTAGGAAAATACTCTAAAAGTATAACTGATGACAGAATTGCTGCTGAAAAATGTGCAAAGACATCAATGTATATTGACTTTGTTGGTAACTCTATAATCAATGGTTTTATACATAGTATTTTACAAGCCTCACTTAATGCTCCTTCTGTACAAAATACCCTTAGAAAGTTTGGTTTAGCAAAATCTCCACTTGAAGAAAGAGGTGTTGAAGTTGTTAGAGAACAGGGAAAGTGGCTAGCTAAAGCTAAGAAATATACTAAATTAAATGCCTTTGGTAATAGACTTAAAGAATCTTTAGGTGAGGGTCTAGAAGAATATAGCCAAAACTTATCTAGTAGCTTTGCTCAAGGGTATAGTGAAGATAAATACAGACAATACCTAAATAATAAGTATGCTGGAAGTAGTGTAGAAGATGCCTTAGATAATGATATTGCTTCTAGTTTTATGGCTGGATTAAAATCTTTTGGTGAAGCAACCATATCTAAACAAGCAATAAAAGAGAATCTTTATGGAGGTCTTTCTACCATTATGGGTGGTTTTAATGTAAATTCCCACATCCTTAATGGGACTAGAAAAGGAGAAAGAAAAGAGGGAGAAAGTTATCTTAGTTATATTAGTAGAAAATCTCCTATTGGATGGAGATCTGCTATTGGTCCACTTATTAGTAGTTCAGAAGTTGATGTTGTAAATAATAGAAGAGAAGAATTAGCAAAAAATATAAATGACTTCTTTTCTAAACCAGAAGTTCAAGAGTCTTTCTTTAATGTAAATAGTACCTCAGAATGGATGAGACAACTAGAAATTGCTGCTGAAAATAAAGACCAAATGGAGGTAAGAAATGCTAGACTTGGTGTTTTATTTTCTAATATTGCAACATTAAATTCTCTTAGTGGTAGTGGTTACTATGATGCAGTTATTGCTAGTCTACAAGCTAGAGCAAACCTTAATGAAGAAAATCTGCAAGATGAAAATTCAGAGGAGTCTAAACTAGTAGCAATGTATAAACAGGATGCTCTTAATAGAGGTCAGAGTGTAACAGATGAAGAAGCTCTCCACTCTATTAAATCTTCTGCATCAAAGATGCTAGAAACTATAGATAAAGTAGATAAAGAAACTGAAGAAGTAGAAAAATTATATGGAGAAGATTTAGACAAAGATGTTAAAGCTGGTTTAGTATTTCAAAGAATAGCCATTGAGGATACTAAGAATAGAATGAATCAACTCAATAGTGAGTTAAAATCTGTCGAGGAAGCTTTAATTGAGGAACCTGAGTATTCTACAGAGCAAAGAAATCAAGTACTTAATAGGCCTGCTAGAACTCTGATGGCTAGATTTGGTAGTTTAGATAAGGCAACTACTAGATTAAAGGAGCTAGAAGAGGGTAGACAGAAATTCAAAGAAAGTCTGAAATCTATAAAGTCTGACCAAAAGTCAGCAGTAACAAATGAAGAAAAGAGGCAGCTTGCATTAGCAAGGGAAATGAGTGAAAGTGTCCTCAGGGAAATAAAAAGAGAGCACAGAGAGTTGAAGTCTCTAATTGATAATTATACTTCTTGGATATCTACAGAGGTAGATTCTCATGGCAATCTATCTTCTGCCAATCAGCATACAATATCTGCTTTAGATATAATGAGATTGGATGCCCAAGATAGAGCTTTTATGCTTGACCCCTCTAATAGGGAAAACTACTCTCAAGAGCAACAGGCAGAAATAGATAAAGTTAATAGGATAGGTGTTCAAACCTACCAAGACTTCGCATCTAAGATACAAGACAGTAGCAGGCTTGCATTTAACTATGAAGCATCAATGCAAAGACAGCTTGAGATGATGCATAACCCTCAACTTTTCACAAGGGAAGCTAACAGAATCAAAAGTAAAGCTCAAGAGAGACTTCTTAAAAAGAAATACAATTACCTATTAGATCTTGAGGAGCAAGGGGATTATGCCACTTTTGCTAGAGAGCTTGATAGAATCAATGATAGCAATGATATAGTTGCAGCAAATGCTGCTATGAGCTTGCTTAGAGATAGTAGCTCTGGATTTCTTAAGAGATATGATGATGAAAGGAGAAGGCTAAGTAACTTATATAAGGAACTTGGAAAGGGACAAGTTGAAGCCTATAATAGCCTAGATGATAACCAAAAGTCTGTATTTGCTGATACTTTAAGGTATTTAAATAACAAGGGTATAGACATAAATGATTCTGATGCAGTAGTTACTGCTCTAGCTGAGCAAGATGAGGAAGGTAATTCTTTACTTGAGCAGTATATAAATGATGTAAATAGTGATACTCCTAATGATGTTAAGTCAGTATTTACCAGTACAGAGGAGGCTATTCAGGCTTATAAGAGTGTAATGGGAGAATATAATGCTGCATTACAAGAAAAAGCAAATAATGCAAAAGAGACTCCTGTAGCCCCTACTACTTCTGAACAATCTGCTCCTCCTAAAACTCCATCTGCTAAAGGACCTAGCCTCTTTGAAATGGGTACTTCTACTGCTGAAGAAAGTGCTAAGAGAAGCCAAGAGGCTGATAAAGAAGGAGTAGTTGAAGACCCTGTTACAGAAGCATATAAGGAGAATAGTGGACAAGAGATAGCTGATTTATCTAAATTAGCTGCTAACTCTATAAGTAATGCTTCTTCTACAACATCTAACCAAGAATCTAAGAACTTGGCATTAGATGAGGTAAGAAGACTAAGTGATGTTAAGTTTGATAATGTAGATGATTATGCAGATGCTCTTCTACAAAGTGCTAACAAATTAGATTCACAATCAGAGGAGGATGGTGATAATGAAGGTAGAGCAGCCAGCTTATTAAGAGCTGCTGCAACTAGAGTTAGAGCAAGAGCAGATGAAAGTAAAAGGAAGTCAGAAGAGAAAAAAGCTAAAAATAAGGAATCTCAAGATAGAGAGACTAGTCTTGCAGAAAGGAAACTTACTAGTCCTATTAGAAGTGCAGTTAATGTAAATGCTGCTCTAATGGATACTATTCCTATAGCTTGGATTAGGCAAAATTATCCTAATAGTCCTATAGTAAAATACTACGATGATTATAGAATAGAAGAGTTCTTAGAAACAGACTTTATGAGCAGTAAGCCTGCTGTAATGTTTATTTCAGATCCTCAACTTGCTGAGTCAGTAAAGGCAGATTTGGAATCTAGGAACTTGGAATATACTGAGGATAACATACCACTTATTGCAGTTGTAGAAGTACCTACAGGAGGTATAACTATTAAGGTTAATGGAGAAGATAAACATTTTCAACCTATTGGTATTATGCCTAGAACAGGCCATGCAAATTCTAATGGGTCTAATAGACTTGCTACAATAAGAAGCCTTATAAGCAATCAAGAACTAGGGCAACTCATAAAAGATGCTGATGGTAATATAGTTACTACTACTATTGGAGGTAATGTTATTGCAGAAGCTCCAAAGCAATTACCAGCTACAGAGCCTAATAGGTCTGCTATATCTCTACAAATAAATGACCTTAATGAAAAGGAGAAAGGGGAACTACAAAACCTAAGTAAGCCTGATAGGAGAAAGAGTCCTATATATTGGAGAATAAAGGAGAAGTTTCTAAAGAAATTAGAAATTGCCACTCCTGAAGGTAAAGGAAAGTATTTGTATTATGCTCTACCCAATCTAAAGGGTCAAGTTATTGATGTGAGAGTATTTACTACACCAGTAAATCTTACAAGAGATAGAAATTCAAATAGACTTATAAGTGAACTGTTTAATAGTAATGAGGTAACTGCTGCATTAAATTCTAATAGCAGAATAAGTAGAGCTGCAAAGGAGCTAAGAAAGTTTTTTGAAAAGAGCTTTGATACAAGTGAAATGTATTTTGAGGCTGATGATGCAGGTAATATAGTACCAACAGAATCCACAGCTAAAAAGCTCAATGCTCTATCAGAGCAGCTAACAAAGTCTATAGTGAACTTCCTCAGCTTGCCTACTAGAGATGGATGGAAGTATGTAATATCTCCTACATCAGAAGTTATAGGAGATGGCAGAAGAATGTTTACATTATCTCTTATCAATAATGAAGGATCTCAAATAGAATTAGGAAAAGTGACTAATGGTCAGATGCAAGAGAATACTCAGTTTAATATTCTCAAGAATCTGATTATGGATGGCTCTTCTGTCAGAATGGTAAATAATAGAGAGTCATTTGTAAAGTGGAATGTCCCTTATTCTGATATTCAAAATATGAATAGCAATAAGGCAGCCAAGGACAATATATCTGATATATATGATGATGGTATATTAGAGTTCAGTAAGGACTCTCTTAGGTATCATGTAAAGGGACTTTCTATCAATTCTCCATTTACCATGCAAGGAGAGGCTAACTATACAAAACAGGATGAGGTTAGCAGTCCAACTAATGCTCAGCCTACAACTCCATTAAATCAGCCTGTTGTAGCTGCCAATGACCAAGTAACTACTCCAAAAGGCACTATTGTAGATAGTGAATCTGGAGCAGTGTTGGAGGAGGAAAGTACTTCTCCTACACAATCTAGTACTGATGTTAAGCCAATTATAGATTCTATAGTGGCAAACTCTAAGATTATACAATTATCTGAGGATGGAAAGTATTACATAAATACTAGAACAGGTAAGAAGTATGCTAGAGTTACCTCTATTATACAAGCTGATGAGCATTCTGATGGCAGATTTGATCCTAATAGTCCTTGGATTACTCCTAGTACTAATATAGGTACTGGTATGGATGAACTGGTAAGAGACTTCTTTGCCAGTAGAAAAAAAAGGAAGGCTTCAAAAACTCCACTTAAAGAGGAATATAGAAATAAACTTATATTTGCCCAAAGTGGGTCAGGAAAAACAAGTATTGCTGATAATGTTGATGTAATAGATTCTGACTTTATATTAGCTTCTCTTCTAGGAGTTCCCACTCCTTTAGCTACGCCTGCCTTTAGGTTACTAGATGCAAAAGAGAAACAAGTAGTAAGTAAAAAATATAGAGAGGCTATATTAGATACTGTAAGACAGGGAAAGACAGTATTAACCGCTAATATAAGTTTACTAGATGCAGCTGATTTAATCATAAATATTGAAAGTGTAAAGGACGTTAATTCTAGAACTAATGATGATTCAAGAAGTAACCAATATGTAAATGATAAATATCAGAGAGAGTCCCAAAAGAAGATACAAGAGTACATTAAAAGAGGAAAACAGAGTATATCATTAAAGAAAGGTCAATACTTATCAGATGTAGTACTTATCAATCCATCATTTAACATTATTAAAGAAGGAGTTAGGTCTTATGATTCTGTGCTAGATGTAGTCAAAGACTTTATGTCTAACTTTGGTGTTACTTTTGATGAGTTTGAAGGAAGTGGCTATAGTATAGATTACCTAGATAAGGTTATTAAAGGTCTTAGTGCTGGGGATCTTGTTGATGGGGCAGGAGAACTTATTGCATTTATGATGCAATATAATGGTAGGGAGAAAAGTATTATAGCTCAACTCGCTGTAGACTCTGGTGACATAAAAAGTTCAGAAATATATAAAGATGGTAAAATAGTTGACTCCGTCTATAAAAGACTAAATAGGGATAAGTATATTAAACTTATAGGGAAAAGCATAAGTAAGGAACTTCAAGCTGAATTTGATGAGATTAAGCATGGAAAATCTCCAAGAACTCATAGAAGTAGATTTGCCGAATTAATAGATATAATTAAGGAGTTTTTATCAATAGTTATAGCAAATTCAAAAACTATTGATGAATTAGCTAAATTCTCAAAGTATGTATCCTATAATATATTAGCGGATAATCCCTCTCTAATTACTGCTTCTTTGAGAAAACCTGGAGATGAAGAGACGGGGAGAGTAGAAAAAGTAAATATAAGCAAAGCTCTTTCTGAAAACCCTTATGAACTAGATATTATAAAAAAACTATCTAGTAAGGGCATAGTACTGACTGGTAGTGCTGCTATGTCTACTCAGATTAGCATTTATAGACCCAGTGAGAATCCTCTTCATGACCTTGATTTTGCTACTGATGGGAATATGAGTAGAAAGCAATTAGAGGTACTAATTAAGCCTCTATTTGATAATTTGACTCATATAAGGACTATAGAAAATGAGAGTTACACAACAGAGACATATCTTATATTAGATAGACCTTACATTATTGACAAAGAGGGTGCATTTGGAGGTTTTACTAATATAAAGGATGCCAATACAGGAGAGATACTAGGGAACTTCATTGGAAGTAACCTAACTCTTAAAGATGGGGTACAAGGAAAGTTTCTAGATTTCTTTACTAAACAGAATTTAAAATATAAACCCTTTAATTATCCATTCCAAGGGAGTAATATTCTTATGGCAGATTATAGAGCTGCCATGGAAGCCAAACTACAATATGGAAGACTTAAGGATTTATTTGATTATAATAGGTTCATAAAGAAGAAGCAGTACCCAAATATTACTGAGCAACAGCAAGCAGCTTTTACAGAGCAGCTACAAAGATTAAAGAACTCTCTAGATGCTCAAGGTCTAACAGTGGTACCAAGAGATGTAGTTGCTACAGGAAGTATAGAAGTAACAGACTCTGAGGGTAAAAAGCACACAATAGATGTTGCTGGAACACTTGACCTATTAGCATATGATGGGAAAGGTAACTTTTATATCTTTGATATGAAAACCCATCATAGTACAAATGTAGGTGACAAGATAGATAAGTGGAGAAGGCAACTGACTCTGTATAAGACTTTCTTGGAGTCTCAATATGGTATCAAGGTTAAGTCACTTAACATAATACCAATAAAGGTAGAGTATCCAACACCAAAAGGAGTAGGAAATAGTACTAATGAATTTACTGTTAAAGAAGGCAATCAGCTACTCCTTAATGGCAAGGAATTTACAGGTGCTAACCCTAATCTAGGTATGACTATTGCCCTTAATCCTATAGAATTAAATGTATTATTTGACAATCTAACAGAGGAAGAAAAGTCACAAATTAGAGAGAGTGAAGCATCTCAATCAGAAGTAGGAACTGTTGAGAAAGTAGATACTAAGGAGGAAGGAGATGGCTCCTTCATAGAGCCAATGACTGGGCTAAGAAAGGCTAAATCCAAAGACCTTAGAAGAAAAAAGAAAGGCAAAGGAGGAGCAGTTAAGAAGCCAGTAGAAAGACTTACACCTGTACCTGCTAAGTATCAATGGGGAAAATTTGAAGGAGCTACTACTAGTGATGGAGATACTATAGATGCTAAACTTGCTACAAGTAATCTAGAAAAAGCTGGATATACAGAAGAATCTTGGAATCAATTATCTGACGAAGAGATGCAGCATGAGTTAGATTGCAAAGGGGTTTAGATATAACTTTACAAAAAAAAAGAAGGCTAGGGAGGATAACCTCTCTAGCCTTTATTTTATAGTTTTTAATTTTGTCTAAGTTTTCTACCATACTCATAAGATGCAGCTGCATCATATGGATGATTAAATACATATTCACTTCTTAAGTATGGAAACATTCTCCAAAATTTTCTTTCCCACTTTGCATCACCTTTCTTATATATCCCTTCCTTACTAGATTGATAGAAGTATTCTGAATCATCTTCTGAAGCAAACTGAGAACCTATAGCCCCACTAGCAATACTCCATAAATGAGTTAGTACACTGAATCCAGCAGGAGCAGCTACATTAAGCAGAGTAGAAGATTCATCTGACCAACCTCTAGGAGTATTATAAGCAGCTTGCTCCCTAAACAGTCTACTAGAGAAATAGTACACGAGACCTGCTGTAATATCTGTTTCTCCCTCATCATCATCGTCATCTCCTACAGGAGCTTCTGTTAATAGCTTAAGTAGAAGTAGAGCAACAATTACAGCACCATCTCCCCAATTTCTTCTCATATTATAGAACTGATTAGCAGAGAACCCAGCTCTTAACATATTCTGCTTAGCTTTCTTTCCAAATGGAAATAATATGGCTCTCATAGTAAGACTGAACCCTCCTCTATCAGTAACTGAGGACATTATAACTTTAAGTAAGGTTCTCATAGACCCCTCTACTTCGCCTCCTAAAGCAGTGCTATGTTTACTAGTACCAAACCTTCTTTCAGCTAAACCTAAAGCATAACCTTTCATAGAAAGAAGCATATTACCAAAGATGTTTTGTTGCATAGCAACCTTATCTTGATTATTATAGATACCGTGCATTCTATTATTTATCTCTCTAGCTTTATCCATAAATGCAGATTCATCATCAACTGACCATGTAAGATTGTATTTATCAGTTTCTATGAGAGTTCTTAGTGTGGCAAGATCATCCATATAATAACCCTTCTCATTTATGTAGTCTAATTGCTCTTGAGTAAAATTGGTAACTCTTCCAAATGGAGAGGAACTTTGCAAAGCATTATCAATCTCATTAAGTATGTCCTCAAGCATATGGTACTTTTCAACAGATTCTGCGTCCTTTAGATAGATTCCATTAAGAGCTAAGGTTCTATCCTTAAAAGTTTTTCCAGTCTCATCCTCTAGTTGCTCAGCACTATAAGCATCATACAGGGAAACTTCAGTTCCATCAACATTATACACCTTGATAGAGTTGGCTAATGCAAGATATGACATGGATTGCATATAATGTTCTCCCATTTTGTATGGCAGGAACAAGCTCTCATTATATAAGAAATAGTTAGCTCTACTTCTTCTAGTCTCCCAATTTCTTTGCTTTTCCTTGCTATTACCTAGAATATTAAAGTGCCTTATAAACAATGATACCTTATCTTCTTTCACCTGCTTTCCAATATTTACCCACCATGAACCAAGATTAGAACCTAAACTGCCCCAATACATCTTATGGGCTTTTCTCCAATCTTTAATTGAATAGTATTCTCCAGCTAAGCTCTCCTTGAATATTTCTATAGCACCAGTTCCTAAGTTCACCATACCTCCAGGAACATTACCTCCTAGGAATACCTTTGATGCAAGTCCTGACAAAAACCCAGCTACCTTATTTATTACAAGCCCTCTGCCAATCTTTATCTTTTTAGTGCTTATACCATATACCTGCTTATCAAGGAATTTCAGGTATCTGTTATATGCTCTTGACTTATTAGCTTTATTCTCAGATTCAGTATATATTCCTCCTACCTTTCTTCTATTTAAGACTTCTGAGCCTACCTCAAGTGTATCTACTATAGTATCAAATGCTGCATAAGTATTTGCCATTCCTGCATAAGCTAAGGTAGACTGAAACAGATCAGTAGATATTTCTGTCATATCCTTTAGCTTATTGATACCATATATGGGTATCCTATTAAGTTTTTCTTTCTCAAATGCAAGTTTATTTTGGAATATATCCTCTTCTATATTATTATAGGTTTGGTCACTTCCATAATCTGTATCCTCACTACTTTCACAGAAAGTCTCTCTTAGTGCTGTTCTAATAGAACCTCCAAAAGCAGAAGCTACATTGTCAGTAAGCCTTCTATTTCTAACTCTATTCATAAAAGTACCCTTGAATTGGGGCATCCTAACAGAATTAGTACTTCCTTCAGGCAGTCTACTATCTAAGCTCTCTTTTAGCTGCATATACTTGTTAAGCCATTTCAGCCTTTTAGGATTGCTTTCTATGGTATCTATGTATTGCTGACTTAGATAGTCATCACTAGGAATATATCTCTGCTCCTCCTCACTCCATTGTGAGTGTGCAGGAGATGCACCATTTCCCTTATGCCATGTTCTAGCTAAGGGCTTAAAATATGAATCCCATAATATTGACTTTTCAAAGTCAGTCATATTTTCTATTTCGGGATGAACTCCCTTGAAGTCTTCAGCACATTTCCTCTTAAATTCAGCCCAATCTGCTTCATAGTCTCCCCATACATACCTAGAAACTATGTTACCTGTAAGCTCTCCCGTTCTAGCACTAACCTCACAAAATATATCGGTGTTACTCAAGCCTATCTCCTGTAACTCTCTTTGAAGCATTCTTAGCTCATCCCATGCCTTGTTTGTAAGGTCATCTGCCCACTTGTTAGCTAGCTTAGTTGTCTTATCCGCAATTTGACCAATAACATCAGGATTGTTGGACATTGACCCAAGCCACCTGTCAAATATGCCTATATCACTTTCCATGTCATTGATTAAATCTACAATAGGAATCTTTTCATCCCCTACAAACCTAATAAGTGAGTTACCATGCTCCCTCTCCCAATCAAATAGCACTCTAGCAGACCTACTAACATATTTGTTTCCATAGGCATTCTCACAGAACTTGGTAAAGTACTGTGTCTCCTTATTTTTAAGCTGGTTAATTAAGCCCTCCCTTCCTATAAGAAGTTGAGAAAGTCTATCAGTAATTTCTAATAGGTTATATGTGTGCTTTTGTCCATCTGAGTCTACAATTTGTACTCTATCCAAATCACCTTGGAGTCTATTAGCACCTTGTATACTAGTGGTAGCAAAATTTATCTCATTTAAGATAGCTAGAGCATTTCTAGTGAAAGTCCTTAGTACTCTAAGTGCCCTAGCATTCCTAACCATATTAGTATTGAAGTCAGCAGTATTATCAAAGTCAATAGAAGTAAGCAAGTCAGGAATCTCACCCCTCATTAAATCTGAAAGTAGAGAAACAGACTCTGTTATACCTTCAAGTGCAATATAGTCAGATAGTATACCAATTCCTTGTGCATTTTCTCTACCTGCAACTACTTGACCAGCAATGTTATTAAACTTTGTATAAAGACTTCTATCTATGTTAGCCATCTCCTGTGCTTGTAGATACAATCTATTAGCTACAGTTTTGAATACTTTAGTATTAAAAGAGTCTTTTGCACTGAATAAAGTTTCACTTGTTTCCAAAGAAGATTGCACATCTCCACTAAAGTTAGGAGACATAAATCCAGATGCTATTCTATCTGCTATCTTTTCAATCTCCGCAGCATCTCTTAATATGTTATTGCCTGTAATATGGGCAAACATCCTCTTAATCTTATTAACTATTCTATGAAGCAAAGATTGCCAAGGTGCCCTTTCATCTATGTGTCCAGCTATAGCTCTTCCTACCAAGTACCCAGCTAACTCTCTTCTACTTTGGTTGCCAAGATATTTGTCTTCTATCTCTTTACTGCCTATTAGTTTCTTTTGAACTTCAGGTGTAAGTAAATTCATGAGCCTAGTAACTAGAGGAGAATTTCCTAGAGCACCTACTGCAAAGTGTCCAGCTTCCTCAGCCAAATCTGCATCTATATGCTCTCCCTTTGCAACTTGTATAAGTCTATAGAGACCATCAGCAGTTCTCTTAGCATTCTTTGTACTATATCTGCCTCCTACCTTTTCATCATGTTCAATAAATTCTACATCTACCCCAGCCCTATTTAGATAGTATAATATCCTATCTTGTAGAGTTCTATCAGAAACAGTCTTTGTAAGAGCATTAAGGTTAGCTCTATTATTTTTAACTACGTGGAGTCTGTATTTGCCATCTTCAGTCTGCTCCAAAATAGCTAGAAATTCATCATTAAACTGACTGTTTCTATTAAAGTATTGGAGCTTATGTATAGCTTCTTCATAGTCATATACTCCAGCTCCAATATCTTTGTTAAGCATATCTAGGAGAGCCTTGTCCTCTACATGAGTTTTAAGGTCTGTAAGCTCTCTAAGAGATTGGAGAGTAATCTCCCCATTTTCATCAAATTTAGCTTTTCCTTGTACTTTATCAAGGAACTTTTGATTAGTTCCGACACCATAGTACTCTTTTGTTAGTTCTCTATTATTAGAGGTATAGTGGAGCAAGTCATTAAATAACTTGCTTTCCACTACTTCTCCTTTAAGATTTCTAACATGACATTTTAATGAACAACTTTCTGCCATATTATATTATTTTAACACGATTGCTTTAGATTACCCTCCTCATCAAGGACTATCAATCCATTTTCTCTAACAGCATTCCTAATTGCCTGAATTTGGGCTTGCAATAAAGATTCACTCTCAGAATTAAGGTTTTGAATTAGTTTATTTTTCGTACTTTCAACCTCTTCTTTTATAATAAATCTATATTTAATCCATGATTTCACCATTTCCTCGACAATTTCATTGATTACTTGACTCTTGTCAAATTCAGGAACTTTAGGAGATAAACCTTCAGGGTCAGCAGCTGTAGAACCTTCTTTAGGACTAGAGGGAGCTTCATATTTAAATTCACTATTAGAGTTAGATAAATATTGTAAACTTTTATTAGCGTCTCCCAACTTAGATACTTTTCTGTATTCTATAACATCACAATTAGAAATATTAAAATCTTTAAAATCTCCATACCTACTATTATCTGCCATATATAATACACCTTCAATCATTAAGAAAGGTCTGAATACTCTTATACTTTTATCAGAGCTAGGAAGAAGCCATATGTTCTTATCTTCTCCCAATTTCTGCACATCCAGAGTAAATGTTGATTGCACAACCTTATTTTTTATAGCTTCTTTCTTAATAAAAGAAAGATTTGTTCCTGTAGGTGAGAAGACCAATCTTCTATTATCTGTATGATTTCTTACATATTGTTCAGCAAAATTATTTATGTTTACTTTATTCATTAGATTACCTTTAAGGACATCATTTAAGAAGTCTACATAGGTTCTATCTTCCCAAGTTTTACCTCCATCATTAGATTTTTTACCGACTTTAATTGCCTGTTTAACTTTTGTAGGAGCTAAGTTCATAAAGGCTAATGGACTAAAAGTAAATCCTAATTTATAGTAGTTATATAAGAATAAGTCTCTTGCTAAATCAGGAGATTCTTTCATAAGGTCTGCCCAGCTTTCCCTAATCTCGTCTTTTTGATAAGGTGCTAGTCCTCCTATATCCTGTATGTTAGCATTTACTTCTCCACTCTCTTCATTTACTTCAAATTGCATATATTGAAATATAGGAAGAGATTTATAAGAAGGATTACTTTCTAAGGTGTTAAACAGAATCTTGGCAAAATGCTTAGTATAATATTCTCTAGCAGGAATACCATCTTTAGCTGGAACATCACCATTGAAAAGACTATCTTCCTGTTGTGCAAGTAGATATACCATCATGTCACTATGTATGCTATTTATAGTATCAGCATCTAGTGTCCCACTTTTGGTAAGCTCAGCCATCCTATTTCTTGCAAGTGTATATACACTGGTATCATAGGGGTAGTAGCTACTAAGTAGTCTAGAAACTCTTCTATTCATATCATACATTGCTTGCTCATAGGCAAATGGGTTATCCAAGGTTCTCTCAATATACTCTTGATTAGATAGCTCAAGTGTAGGGTCATTGTTAATAGGAGCATGAATAAATGGAGACACCTCCATTACAACAGATAATTTATTTTTTGCATTACCTGCGAAGCTGTCAAGATATTTAGAGACCTTCATCTGCTGAGAATAAGAATCTCCAAAGGTAGAACCTACTGCATTAGATGCAGTAAACTTAGAAGAAGTTACAAATTGAGATACATCTCCAGATACTCTAAGAATATCTGCAAATAATTGAGCAACTTGTAATTGAGAAGTTCTAAATGAACTATCCTCCATAACATCTTTGCCAGCTTCCCTAGCCTTCCTAGATTTGACTATGTTAGATGCTAATTTAGCAGAGCTTAAGTCTGTACTAGGGTTTGCCTCAGGTATATCCTCACTTGCATCTACCTTATATTGAGATAATATCTCACTTATGGCAACTTCTACACTGACACCATTATTAAATTTATATTCACATATCTCTTTTATTATAGGTTGATTGAATAATAGACCTATACCCCTAGTACTATATCCCAATCTAGCCAATACTGCACCAGCATCAGCGGTAATAGTATTGAGATTAAGGAAGTTAAGAACAGGGTCTTTTACAGCATCTACAGATGCTGCTAGAAACTCTGCCACATTAAGGTCTATTGCTTCATAGTCAGTTTTATGAAGCATATCAGATAGTCCCTCAGGGTGTTCTCCAAAAGCTATTGACTTCTTCAAGTAGAATGCCTGCATTAGTGATGCAAAAGCATGGTTAGTATTCTGATTAGCAAATATACCAATTAGTTTACCTGCTACTTGGTTCTGCTGGTTGTAGGTTATAATAGTCATAGGGTCAGAAGGGTCATAGTTAGGCTCAGGGTCTGAACCTTTATCCTTAGTCCTTTCCTCTATAGCATTAAAATCTACATTATTGCCATCAGTAATACCACTTAAAGAGCCAAAAGTTAGCTCTCTCAGGAATCTAGCAGCCTTTGAAGCATTAGCAAAACCACCAGGGGTGTACCTCTGCTCAAAGGTCTCTTCATCCATAAGTCTATGCTGGATAAGGTTAATAAGCATATTGTTTCTAGCAGACTTATCATTATCCAAAGGAGTCTTTGTATAGTCATAAGACATGAACTCTGTGTTATACTTTTCAGCATTAGCAGAGATGTACTTGCTTATAGCCTCTTTTGGTGAGCCTTCAAGTCCAGCAGCTTTCCAATACTTATATAGTCTATCTTTTGTACCATCAGTTTCTACAATTCCCTTAGCTAAGTCACTGTGTATGTAGGGCTTGAATATTTCCTCAATAAGTGACTGAGTATTCTCTTCAGCTTTTCTTGCTTCAAGAAGTGCATCTTTAACCTTAGGATTATCATTGTAAAAGTCCTTCCAAATCTTTTCTACATCCTCTTTAGATAATGGTCTTGACTTAAACTCATATCTCATAAAATAGAGCTTATCAATATCAAAGTCAAATCCAGAGATTGTAGTTCCTTGGGCAGGAACTTTAATTGTACCTCCAGCAGTCTTCTGACTAAACCTCTTCACCCTGAGATTTATCATTGAATAGTCTCTCTCAGTTGGTATTCTGTAAGCTAGTATAGAAAGGATGTTAGGAAACTTTTCCTCTATAAGAGGAACATGTACCTTACCATTCTCATCTTTGTAAGAGACATAATCTCTGTATTGAGGGTCATCTTCTTCCACTATTCTACCTAACTTGAGAGTGCCATCAGGATTACACCAATCATTGAAGTCCAAAGCATGTTCTTGTTTACTAGCATCTGTAAACTTCAAGTCAAATGGTATCTCACACTCGGCATATAAGATGTTACTAGGGTTCTTAGGGTCTACTACATATTCAAGGTCTCCACTTTCCTCGTATCCTTTAATTCCCATTGCAGATACTTGGACAGCACTACCCCCTTTTATGGACTGCTTATTGACCATCTTCTTAAACATGCTAAATAGCATAGCTGCTGAATCATGCTCCAAACCACCCTCAAATAAGGGCATTAGGAACTTATCATCCTCTGTCAAAGAATATGCCAGCATATTATCCATAGATTCTCTACTATTGCTTATAGTAGTTTGTAATAATTTATCACTAAGTTTCTTTATGTCAGAAGCTTCTGCTGCAAAAGAATCATAGGACTCTAATATATTTGCCACTATAAGTGAGTTGTAGAAAGTAACGAGATTTCTACCATTGAGCCTAGTAACTCCTAACTTGCCACCAAGATTGATTTTATTTCCACCTATGTAATCTTCATAATGGTAATCATTTTCTTTTATATGTGCCATGATTAGTTTTCTAACCTGAGTACCAAACAGCTGTGAGCTATTTATGTGCTCTGGCACATTAGTTTGTATTCTATAGTCACTATAACTTAACTGATGGACATAAGCCTTACTGAGAGCCTTATTTAAGCTGTTACTATCAGTAACATTTGATATGTCAGTAGAGCCAAATCCTCCTACCTTGACAATCTTGGTAGAACCAATAAGGTCTATAGGAGCAGACTTGCCATTCTCATCTACATGTTCTTCCATCCAGTAAGCCATATCTCTAAGCTTGCTTCCTTTAGGAAGTAGCTCAGGAATCAATACAGCTTCAGCATATTTATGCTGGACAGGAATTTTAAGAATATCTGTATCATTTATAGCATAGTTCTCAATAGTGTACATGTAGGGCTTTATAGGTTGGAAAACTATAGCTAAGTCAGCGATTTTCTTTAAGTCCTCAGGACTTATATCATCTTCCTTTCCATATCTAGACCTAAGAGATTTAATCTCATTATAGGCATTTTCCATTTCCCTAGTCCACTCTCCTGACATTCCTTTAACTTTCCTATAAGAGTCAAGAGTTCTATATCCTTGTCCATCAGTAAGAGTATTACTTAGATACTTTGTATATCTTGAGTCTTCTCCAAAATGAGCTTTTATTGCTTCAAGGAATGCAGGATTTGCTGCTACTTCAATATCATCAAAGTACGCACATCTCTCAATACCATCAGCACTATAAAGCTCACCATTGAAATCCCTAGCTTCAAGACTTAATAACTTACCTGGAGCATGAATCTCCTTATATCTCTTTTGAAGATCTTTTGTTCCTTTATAATATGCAGGGTCTATAGTCATCATTTGGAGTTGCTGTATAGTAGCAAACTTTGTATTCCAATAGAAATCTGCCAGCTTCCTATCAAGCTCCTCCTCACTTTTAGCCTCTTGACTAAGGTACTCATATGAAGTTATCTCTTTGCCTTGTACAGTCTTAGTTACAGTATTAAGAACTCCAAGCCCATCAAGTTTAATTTTGAAGTCTTTTACAGCTTGCTTCATATATAACTTAATAGCATCCTTAACTTCTTTCTCAGAGATACTGGAAATATTTCTTCCTTTGAAAGATTGGTTTAGAAAGGGAAGAAGTGTAAACTCATCCTCTTTCTCAGAAAAGTTATCAATAGTGGAATATCTATCTCTCTTGAGCTTTTCATTAGCTGCTTTAGTTAAAGACATTCTTCTGCACTCTTGTCTATACACATTATATAGACCATCTAAAATCTCCTGAGCTGAATATCTTCTAGCTCTTATGCTTTTAGATACTCCACTATCACCTAGAATGAAGACAGGATAGTGTGCATATTTGCTATTTGGACTTTGCTGTCTGTCAGAAAAGAAGTCAGACAACATTGCTATAGCGTGCTTTTTACTGGTAAAATTCTCGAAGTTATCATTAGTATCTCCAAGAAATCTATTCCAGCTAAAATTAGCTGCAAAACTATCATCCTTTGACAAGTCACTATTGTATAACTCTTCAAGCCATTTGTTAAGGATAACTCCATTATCTCTGAAGTAGGAGGAGTTTAGGTACTTCTCCTCTAGCATCTTTCTAAGGCCTTGAGTATCTCTAGCCTTAACATACCCCTCAACACTATCCATGAGGTCACTAAGATATGATGGGAGAACATAGCTGAACAAAGTAACTCCTTTGCCTTTTCTGTCCTTATGTCTTACTCTACTTTCTAATCTAAGTCCCTCTCTATTCTTACTAACCACAGTTAAGATTTTATCAATTTTCTCTCTGACAGCACCTTGCTTAGCAGTAGAGGCAGCATAGTTAGCCTTTAAGACATTATTATACTTTTGGCTGGAAATAGAAGAGTAATTACCACTATCCATAGCATCTAAGGTAGCTTTATTTAGTACCCTTTCAAACCCTTGAGTAATGGCATCTCTTATGTTATTAGTCAAATTTCTTAGGTCTCTGGGATTAGACATTATTCTATCTAAAGTAGCACTATCAATGTCAATCCCAAGAGCTTCTGTCATCTGCACTAATACTCTTTTTTGCTCAGCTCTAGACACTCTCTCATGTCCTCTAGCTATATAGAACTTTGCAGGTTTACTAGATTGTACACCAGCAAATACCTCTTGCTTGTTATCTAGATACTCATGTACAAGACTTCTAAGTCTCTGTAAGTTTTCCCAATTAACATTACCATTAGAATCGTATATTGAGTTTCTAGAATTAACAGGCTTCCCTAACATCACTCTGGTCATATATTTTCCAGAGAGAAGATTCTGTACTCTGTTAAGTAACTTGGTTTTAAAGGTTCTAAGTCCATTAGAAAATTCTTCAAGCAGGATAGAGTAAGGCTGGAATGCCTTCTTAAAGTCTACATAGAACTGAGTTTTAAGTAGGTTATCACCCTCAAGACCTTCTATAACAGGGTTAAGCCACTCTTGTGACTGAGATGCTTCTCTTAGCATACTCATCATCCTAGTCTCAGAGTCTGCTCCCCTTAGTATATCTAAAAGAGACTGATGTGCCTTTACAGGGTCAAGCATAACAGGAAATCCTAAATCATCTATAACTTCTTCCCCATTTTCAATCTTCTGCAAAGTTCCTAAAAACCTTCTCACTTCTTTACCTATAGAACCAAATGCAGACTGGTAATCATTTACTTCTTGCCATCCTTCTCTTTTTGCCTCGTCTGCTTCATATAGGTCAGATAAATTATTATCACCAAAGTTATCAGGGTTAGCATCATCAGCGTACTCTAATTTATTTCCTAACTTTAATTCCTCAGTATCCCTTAATCTCATTCTTGCATATGCAACTAGAGCTGGCCAATTTTCTATTACCTTTCTATACTCATCAGCATCATGGGTTTCACCCTCTTCTACTGCTTCTGCATAGTAATCTAATATTTCATTATAGAGGGACTCAAATATCATAGTTTGCCCTCCTCTCACCTTTCCATTCACAGTAAATCCATTGCAAATAGCTCTCCTACTAAGAGAAGGGTTAGCTTCCTGAAATTCACTTAGCCTTTCAGAGAACATATATGCAATCATGTTTACTCTATTGAATCTGTCCTCAGCACTAAATGTATCCAGTAGATGTTCATATGTGCTAGCTAGATTAGAGCCAAATGTATTTATTGCTTTAGCATTAGAGATAGCTAACTCTTTTCTATAGGATATTAGTTTACTGGTAGCCTCGTCAATATTTGAAGTATCAAGTGTTGCATTAGGATGGGCATCATCATACATTCCTCTTAGTGTAGCTACTCTATTAGCAGACCAATTAGTTACTTTAGATGCTATGACATCATCCACTCCTTTTACAGGAGTATAACAAGTTGTACTCATATGATTAAAAGTATTATTTGTGCAAAGGTAAGGAATTTAATTGTAGTACACAAGCTTTTATTCAAAAAGCTAAGGAGGAATAAGTGATTAACTTACTCCTCCTTATAAGAATTATTCGATTGAAGTAATCTCTCTTCAACTTTATCAGCTATTAGTCTAAGTTCTTGAGGAGTAGAATCATTCTTAATTCTGCACTGTAGTATCATAAAGGTCAGCAGAATTAGTATAGTTCTTTAGATAACTTATACCAATTTGGAACTCTTCACCACTCTCAAAATGAGTAAGCCAGGCAGTAGAACCTGATACTCTGTTCACAATATAGTGAGAACTCTCACTAATAATGGAACCTTGCTTTAACTGATTTATTTGCTCAATCATATCAAATTAGTTATTATTTATCAAATACCCACTTTCACCATAATTAGTGCTTCTATATCTCTTCAAGTCCTGCTGATACTTCTCTGTATTTGCATAGCCACAGGGATTCATAAATTCAGGACAGAATCCTCTATAGATACATTCTGGAACCATCTTATCTGCCATTACTGGGTCTACTTCCCTAATAGCATCTTGTACCTGTTTCCAAGCCTCTCTTGTTTCCTTAGATGCACAACTACATAATCTCTTTCTTGATATACTTATCAAAGCCTGAGCATTAGCTGTCATATCCATATCATTTGTAGCACCTTGTGGTAGTTCATTCCTTGAAGATACATTATACTCATCTAAAATAGCTCTTCTATCTCCTCTTTGAGAATGAACAAACTTCTCACAGCCTTCATGGTGTCTAACTAGATGAGTAGTAACCCATTGCATAATATCAGACCAAGTCCATTCATACTCAATTAGTCTTATAGGACTATGTTCAGCTAAAAGCATTTTAGCTTTCCAACTATTAGAAGGTTCTTTATCTAAAGGTTTTTTACCTATAGTTCTTCTTGCAGCATTTAAGGCTCTCTTCCAAAGAGTAACCTTTTCCATTCTAATAACTTTACTCATAATTATATTTCTACAGTAATTGTTTTAATTAAAGGTTTAATAACAGAAGTACCTTTAGAAATACTAATCATCCTTAATTTATTATTACTATTATACTCATTAAATATATTTAATGCCTCTTCAAAACTATCAGCTTCTACTAAAGTAACCTCCTTTAAACCATAATCTATATATTCTATTTTATAAGTATCTTGTCGAACTATTTTCATTTTAGATGTATTTAATTATATATCTTCTTCAAAAATATCTATTGCAATCAGACCTAATAAACAGACAATAAATAAAGCTAATAGTGTAGGTAAATAATGAAATAAACCATACACTATTATTAAAACAATAATAAGAGCAAGTATTACTCTTATTATTGTTATATAATCTATTTTATTTTTCATTCTTGAATTACTTTAAAATCGTCTATATTCCATCCTCTTACATCTTTAATTATTAAAGAATAATTAGGGTTAGTAATATCTTTACTTATAAAACTATCATTAAGTATCTCACCTACTTCATGAGGTAAATATATTTGTTTTTCTACTGCTTCTTCTAAATTACAATAAGAATAATCATTAAAGGTAGTACCATCATCATCCTCTATTACCTTATAATCATCTACTGTAATTTTAAAAGTTTTAGAGATAGATAAACATACTGTAACTTCTATTTCTACAGGTTTATTTTCTTTCTTATTCCATGGAGAATTAGCTTCTTCACTTGTAGTTAACTTAGGATAGTTATCCATAATTATAGTTATTTAAATTCAATATTTAGATTATCAGACCACATATAAGATACTTCATCAATATTATGATTTAAGTCTTTTAATAAAGAATCAATATCTTCTGTATAGGTAACATTATTATAAATATGTACACTACTAGTATTAAAATCTAACACTATTAAATTAGTCTTTTCCATATTAGTTTTCTTGAATACTATTAAACATACTATCTTCTATTATATCTTTATATTTTTCGTAAGTTTCTCTTATTACCTTCTCTCCTATAGGATGTTCCCTTTTAGAGTCTCTGTCTGTACAAACTTGTAGAGGGGTAGAGAAGTCTTGGTAGATTATACCATAATCAGAAATACTCCTCATCTGCTAATATTTTCTAACAATATTCCAGATTTTATCTACAATAGACTTTGGCTACAAACTTAAGTAAATAAAATTGAGGTTTGCAAATATATGGAGTTAAATAATATTAATACCACTACCTTGAATACCTCGGCATAAAATTATTTTAGCCATATTATAAAACTCCTTTTGACTATTATCTATAACTATCTAATTGTTTATTTAATGCGTCCATTAGAGCTTGAAAACACTTGCTTACTTTAGGATTTACCACTCCAGCTTCTACAGTCAATGCACTATTATTATAAGTCATTTTCATAGCAGCAATGGGTTTTGCAAAGTACTTATAGATAATATTAAATTTCTCTTTATTCATATTCTTATTCCTTACTCAGACTGTAATATTGCAACAAAAGTAAATATAAATGCAACTAATGTTAAAATACCATATATAAAAATAACATCTGCTTGAGTTATATAGTATGCTAATATTTCCATAGCAAATATTATAATATATACTACAGCTACTAAAATTGCTTTTTTCATATTAGTACTCTTCTATATAATCAGCATCAGGAAAGGTCATTCTTACATCATCCCATGCAGCATCCATCTCATGCTCTACATCCTCATCATACCTATTACTATAGGTTTCCCTATGTCCATCTTTGAAATGAATTATAAATGTCATACTTCACCACCTAATTGTTTTATCCTATCATTGATATACCAAATAGCCTTCTTTAAATCCTCAATTTCTTTTTCTTTATTAGACATAGAAACCTCTTGTTTATGACCTGCTCTTAGAATATATTTTATTGAATTTCCTAAACAAAAATCCATATGTCTTGTTATATCAATTACCTCAATTCCACACTTATCTTTAAGCCATGTGTAATGAGGAGGATGATTAACATTATCTTCCATTTTAAATCTTATTCTGAATATATCTTCTTTAAAGTCTACATTATCAAGATGATATAATTCCTTATTGCATCCTTCTAGAACCCCATCTTCTTTACAAAGATACAAATGTTTTCTTTTAAATGCTAATTGTTTATTAATAATATAATCTTTAGTACAAAGATAATAGTTTCCTGCTTTAAATTCTATTTTCATAACAATTTAATACTAAAATATGATTCTATTTTACTAGTATTTATGTCTATACTATTTCTAGTAAGACATCTTATGTAAGAAGGTAAACCTCTTTTTAATAAATTTAAATGTCTACTAGTAGTATTTGAATAATAAGTTTCATTTATTAAAAGGATACTTGAAGTATACCATTCTGCAATACAAGTATTGTAAGAAATTAACCTGTTTCCAGTACTAATTAAATTAGCAGAGTTAGCTATATTTCTAGAAATAAAACTTTCTACTACTTCCTTATTCTTCATATACTTTATATTTAATGAATCCAACAATCCCCCACTTCTGCAACAGCAGGAATGGGGACTGATTTACAATATTTACTTGCTGAATCTTCCATACACTTTTCTACTATTTTAGGAAATTTATCTAAATCTTCTGGAAATTCCCAATTACATTCATCATGGGTTAAATTAACAAGTCTACACTTACCAAAATATCCATTGTTAACTACCCAATGAAATAATTGTATTTGTGAATCCTTTAATATTATAGCTCCAGTTCCCTGTGTAACAGAATTAAGAGCCTTTCTATCCCATTTAGAGACTTCTTTAAAATGATTTCTTACTTCTTGATATACACTATCTTCATTTGGTTTATGTATTCTTCTATACTCATCCCAAAATTCAGGGGTAAATTGTCTATGTTTATCTTTCCACTTATTAAAAGTTGCCCAATAAGTTTTATGCCCTGTTATAGGATTTAATAATATATACCCTTTATTTCTAACTTCTTTAGACCCCTTTTCTTTAAACTTTGCAATGTCAGGAAAACCTTTAGCATAAGCTTCAGCAAATTCTTCTGCTTTTTCTAAAGTACAACCCATAGCATTTTGTATAGCAAAAGCTGAACCACCAAATTGTTGAGAAAACTCAACAGCTTTAACTTCTTTTCTTAAATGTGGATATAATTTTTTAATGTTTTTAATAGGAGTATCCCTAGGAATTTCTTTTGTATATACCATGTAAGCACATAATGAGTGCATATCTCCACTACCATAAAGGAACTCATCTATCATAGATTTTTCTTGATATATATCAGCTCCTAATCTACTTTCTATAGCACTATAATCACAACTGCACCATTTGTATCCTTTAGGAGCTGTAAAACAACTTCTAGTAATACCATCAGCAGGTAGTTGTTGCATATTAGGATAAGGACAAGCTTTACCTTCTTTCTTTTGTTTGTTTGAGGGATTAATTGGTAAATGCTTTAACTTAGCTAAATCATTATTATTATCCTTTGTACCAGAGGACATTCTTCCTGTATCACATCCTAATTGTCTATAAACAGTATGTATTCTTTGAGTATTAGGATTGATAGCATTAAGATGATTTTGTCCAAATGAAGTAACTACTTTAGCAGAACCATTATATCCAGCATAATAATCTTCATCCTCTGGATCTCCTTTACCTAAATATAACTTGAGAAACTCATCATTGATTCCCTTCTGTTTTTTAAGTACTTTTTCCATAGCACTCTCTTTATCTTCTCCAGTATTTTTATCTTGAACTTTAGTATCAAATCCTAGTTTTTTTAGTAAAGGTATTACTTGAGTAGAAGATGCCCAATTTATAGTGCATTTTGGAGTTAAATCAAACCCAGTAAATAAATCCATTTGATAATCAATGTATGTAAATTCTTTTAATTTAGGATTATTACATACATAATCATTTAAATCTTTTAAAGATTGCTCTAGATTTAATTTATCTATTTCCATTTTATGTTTCCAAGCATCTATATCTAAATGAATACCACACCATTCAAGATAAGCTATTACAGGAACAAAATCACACTCTAATTTAGCTCCAATTATACAACTTTGTCTTTTACAATCTGATAGCTGAGAATACATTATATCTGCAAGATATATAACATCTGTAGCAGCATAATTTATTACAGAATCATCAATGCCTCTCCATTGTATTTCCCCTCTTACAGTTTTATCTATATAAACATTTAATCTTCTTTTAGCAATAGAATTTAAACTATAAGATATACCATTTACAGGGTCCTTATACTCTGGAGAATAACCCAAATAAAGAAGCTGTTCCACAATCATAGTATCATAAATTTTCAAAGGTATAATACTATAATTATATAACCATTGTAAATCAAATTTTAAATTCTGACCTATTAAATACTTAGTTTCTAGTATGTCCTTATATAATAAAATATTTATAGTGGTACAATCTATTACTATTTGTGTTTTTTTATCTATACTACCAAACTGAACTAAAAGTAAAGACCCTACATGAGGGTCTTTACCTAAAGTTTCAGTATCAAATTGTATCATTTTCCATTCATTTAGAATAGATAATGACTCCTTAACTCCTATGGTTTTATAGATTTCATTTTCAAATAAACTTTTTTGTCCTGTAACAAGATATATCATTTTCTAATATATGCAATTAAATCTTTGAAATCAAGAACATACTTATATTTTACAAAGAATTTACTTCCTAAGATACCATGAATTTGTACTCCTGTTTCAGCCTTTATAGCTCCAAAGGCTTCATCAAGGTCACTAATATAAAATCTATCAATAAACTTTTGACTCTTATAGGTAACTGTCATATTACAGCATCCAAGACTTTGTGAGTTACCCCCTACACTTATAATATTCCTACTTTCATTTATTTCTATATACTCTAAGGAAGGAAGGATAGATTTATTGATATAGGAGAGGTCACTGCCAGTATCCAAGAGAAAATTCAACTTTGTGTCCTTATTATAGAAAGTTATAATGGGTAATTCTACTAAGTCCATTGCCTCTCTAAAGGATATATTTTCTCTCTTCTTTTGCTTACAATAATTCTCAACACCATTGATGATGACAGCTAAAAGGATAACTACAAGTAAGATTACAACTATTTTCAATACCATATTTCATGCTTTTTTTGTTATTACTTTGTTCCAGTGCTTCCAAATCCTCCACGACTATTTTCTTGTAGATTATCAACTTTTACTAATTCTATTCCAGAACTAAATAACCATTTAATCTTTTGCCATAGAGTAGCTTTTTGACTTAATTGAATTTTAAATTGACAAATTCTGCACCCTTTTTCAATAAAAGTAGGCCTAATAGCAATTACTGGAAATTTCCATTCATCATTATTTCCACAATAGCAATTATCAATTACACCAAATGAGTTAGCACACATAATTCCAAATTTATTAGGAGTACTACTTCTAGGAGCTACTATAGCTTCAAATCCCTTAGGTAATTGCATAGCTATTCCTAGAGGAATATATTTAACATCGGGATTATCTTCTAGTGTGGTGATATTCAATTTCATATCTTCAGCACAAACAAGGTCAATCCAATCACCATTTTGAATAATACTAGGCATACAACCTTCTGTAAGTTCTTTTACTTTAATTTTTAGTTTCATATTTTAAAAAATTTATTAGTTATATCAAGTAATTTATAAGAATCAGAATTTGTTATAGAGGAGGGCAGAACTTCATAAAATCTTTGATTAGTAGTTTTACTGTTAAGTGGTCCTAATTCTTTAATATAAGGGCCTAATTTAACAAAATCAAAATTTTTAAGCTCAATATCTTTACTTAATTCCTGTCTCCCACTATACCAAGCTACTTTAAAATTAGTATGAACTTTAAGTTTTCTTGCAAATTCATTTATTTCTGAAGGGTCAGAATCTCCTCCCATAAATGCTACGCAAGTAATACCTTGATTCTTTATTAATAACCTATTTAAAGCCAAGTCATTTAATTCTTCTCCAATATCTTCAGCTAAATAAGAAGAGTGACAGTTTTTGCATCCATTTTTACATCCTGTAATGTTTATACATAATGTAATTTCGTCAGGCACTTCTGCAAATGTCACTTGAGTATTTAAATATTTCAACATACTTTTTAACTATATTAAGATTATCTATAGATAGAGGATATTTTTCTACCAAGATATTAAGATACTCCATATCTTTATCCTTTTTATAAGCAATCGCTTCTTCTAAAGTTTTGAAATTTCTATTAACTTTAGCAAATCTTCTTCTCAATCTAACACAATATGTATTATAAGAAGTAAGATAAATACCCTTACCTATAGTTGAAATAAAAGTGTTAATTTCTGGAGGTAAGAGGATGCAGGTATTAGAGGAGTATATTTTAGGAATATTTAGTATAAAAGGCTTGCAATCTTTATCTATTTCGAGACTATGACTGCTATCTCCATTTTCTTCATACCATCTTCTAAAATTTGAATATATCTTGAACTCTTCTGATACTATTACCCCCTTAGCTCCATAAGTACTGTAAGCAGGACATTTAGGGTCATAACATCTCCTCTCCATATTCTTCCAAACATTATAAATACGTTTGTCAGTAATATACTCATCACAGATAAATCCATATTCATCTCTCTTATCTGGATTAGAGACATTACCATATTGGGCATTATCTAATCTAAAATATAGCCTTCTGGTGTATCCCTCAAAATGTCCTGTGTAATAGTATCTATTCCTTACTTTCTTTGTTGATTTACCTTCTATTACCAAGACATCACCACAACTTTGTAAAATTTTATTTTCCATACTAAATTATTTTGATGCAAAGGTACTAAAAATAATGTAAATAACAAAATCTTAAGGACAAATTACACATCTTTACTATAAACTCTTTTGTTAGCTTCAATCTGTCTATCTTTACCAAAAGACTTAATAGGCCTAAGATACCCAATTACCCTTGTATATTGAGTAATATTCTTACTATGACATTTAGGACATTCTGTTATAGGGTGCTTTGTAATGTAACCACAATCTTCACACTTGCTATTTGGTATATTAAAGGTAAAGTAATTAGTACCTTCTTTAACTGCAAATTCAAGTAACTTAAGATATTGCTTTTTGCTTAAATGGTCTTCAAGATTAATATGACAAGCTGAGCCTCCATCACAATATTGTGCTGTCTGCCTTCCATGCAGAATCATCTTATCTAGTACTGAAGTATTGTCATGAGCATCAAAGAAATATGAGTTATAAAGATTTTCATCTTCAGGAACCCAGTACCCTTGAGATTTATCCCATCTATAATTCTTACCACCAAGAGATTCAGCAGGAACTACCTCAGAATTAAACAAGAATGGTCTCTTCTTGTCATGAATAGAATGCTTTTTATTTGCTTCCTTAATAGTGCCAAGAATCAACTGCAAGAACTTAATATATTCAAGATTATTAGATACTTTAAGACCTAAGAATTTAGCTGCTTCATTCAAGCCATTGATACCAATAGTACTATATAACTTGTTCATATGTATATAACCACCATTACAAGCTGCAAACATACCTTTCTCTTCTTGCTCATAAAGCATAGTCTTATAAGCAATATGATACTTATAGACTCTTTCAAGAATGTTACTTACATATTGGCTTAGTAAATTTCTTCCTTCTTCATTCCACAATCTACGGACTGCAATCATCTTTCTTTCTGCTGCACCATTATTAGACCTATGTCTTTGTGGAGAATACTCCTTATACCAATCTTGAACAATTCTATTAATATTAAGAGTAATAACATTACAACTACCAGTCATAACTCCTGTAAGACCTGATGTAGGACTAAAAGTATTTTCAGCAAGCTCATTTCTCAATCTACAGCATGAAGCAAGACTATCAGCACTATCTGAAATATAAGTAAAGAATGAATGTCCTTCTGCATACATTTCTGCACAGAAGTCTTTATATTCCTTATCTATAATATCTTTACCATCATGTACCATTGCTAATGTTTCAACAGGGAAGGTCAAAATCTGCTTAGTTCTAAGTTTATTGAAGAACTTCATAAACATCTTCTGAAGAACATTAATTGCAGTCCATTCAGGCTTAGTTCCATCAGGATAATAAAATTCTCCAAACAATGAATCAAAGTATGTATGGTCATAATATGAAATATTTGTAAATGGGCATTGGTAGCTCCTGTTTCCTGCTGGTTGATTAATACCATAGATAAACTGTTTGAAAGCTTTCTCTATGAAATCTCTAACTGTTCTTTGAATCTTATAATGAGAATTTGTTACAACACAATCAAGATTTTCATACCACTTATCTCCAAACTCTGCAATAATGTAATAGTTTAGAGCAATAAAGTATTCTCCAAAGGCTACTGCACCTTTACATTGGGAAGAAAGTAAGAAGGTAAGATTAGTTATCTGCCCACTAAATGATTGTAAATCATTAGGAGGAGTTGGTGTCACACCATCTATATTACCTACACCTTCTGTCATAAGTGGATAAAGAGTATCTGCTTGACAATAGAACTTTAAAGTAGGTACATTAGCTTCATCATGAGTATAAATAATATGATGATTTAAATCCTCTTCATATTGTTTAGCTACTTCAGGATATAACTCATTTAGTTTATCCTTCATCCTCTGTCTCTGAATAATTCTATTCTTTGTCTTATAAACTTCTCCATCAAGATTGGCAACATTCTTCTGAGTTACATTAGCATTAGGATCAGTCTCTGAAGAACTAGCAGCATTATCATCAGAATCTGCATAGTTAGACATATAATCAATCCTTTCCCTAATGAACCTAGACTCTTCATGCTTATTTCTATAAATGATATAACTCTTTGCTACATCAAAGTGTTTGTCATTCATAAGTATATCCTCAACCTTATTTTGAATTTCTTCAATGCCTATTGTATCTCCTTCCAAAGTGTCAAACAAGGCACCTATCATATCATATAGATACTGAGGCATCTTCTTATTACAAGAATTAAAGGCTTTCTCTACAGCTTTGTTAATCTTACTGATGTCAAATTCTTCTCTGCTTTTGTCTTTTTTTATTACTTGCATATCATAAAGTATTTAGCCATTCTTTTAAATCATTTGCCCCTGTATCTGAAATTCCCTTTGGTACTTTAGGTCTTGAAGAGAGATAAGAATTAAGCTCTTTTCCTATTTCAAAGGGGCTTCTCATTTCAATTTGGGAATTATTACCAAATCTCAATGTACCTTGTGCTTGAGTAAAGGGACAATTCCATACAAGAGGGGTTAAAGTTCTCTTATTAACTACAATAAAATCATAGTCAAGTAACTTGAAGTCTTTAAAGTACTCATCCTTATCCATATTCTGTCTTATAATAGCCCAATATAGTCTGGCTTGAATATCATATCTCCAATCCACAAAGGATTTATAGAAATCCCATTCTGCATGAGAACTTGTTTTCAAATCTACTGGCTTTACCCACTTCTTTTTATGATTGACTATAATTAAGTCAGCCATATTTTTATAGGTTATACCATCAAACTCTCCCTTAAACTTCAACTGATATAATCTTTCAATATCAGGCTCAAAAGGATTATCATCTGCAAAGTATAACTTGGTAGAGCTACCCTCCTTCAATGCCTTAACTGCATTACATACATCCTGATAAGTCTGAGTATCTATGATACACCTATCACCTGCCACAAACAGCAAATTATAGTAGTCAGTACCTTTTTCTCTGATGACCTTAGCCCTTGTTTCAGGCTTCCAATTCATTTGGTAGTTTTGGTCTTCAGTTTCTCTAATAATTGAATTATCAGGTATATTAAGCAGGCTCCTATATGTTCCAGCATATTGTTTATACAAAGATTTTATTATCTTCACAATAGAGTCAGGTATTAGGAGAAATTCAGCTACCATGAACCTCTCATCAAACTCCTCTTGCCCACCTGTAATGATGGAATCTACAGCAGAGCCAAAGGTAAGAGAAGGAGTTTCTATCCTGTCAAATAGCTTATCTAAATTATTAAATCCTTCTCTTTCATATCTTGCAAGTGTAGAGTAGCTAAGTGCAGGGTCTGCTCTATACTCCTCTTCACTTATATGTAAAGAAATATCATATAAACTCTTCTTCATCAGTATGAGATAATGTTAATTGATAATCTATTTCTGCTTTAAGAGTTTGTAAAATACCAAGTCTATGTTTTACTTCTCTTATAGTAGCATCTATATTATCTTTAAAAATAATAAGATTATTATTATATTCTAATGTAGGTAATTTATTAGCTTGCTGTATTAACTTTTGTATTCCTGTATCCATTTCTTTAATTCTGTAAGAGTTCTTATTTCTATGAAATCATACTTATTATCCTGAAGTAATTTAAGTAATACAAGCTTCTTTTTATATCTGTAAACATCATTAGCATATCCTTTTATTTCAAGAATATACTTATCATCAATTACAAAGTCAGGAGTATAATAAGCAGCCCTAAATTTTTTTCCTTTATATTCAAATTTAGGAATATACTCTATTTTAAATGGCTCATACTCAAAGAGAATATTATTCTCCTTGAGTATTTGAGCACATCTTGATTCAAATTTACTTCTATATTTGACACCATTAATGATTACAGGAGTTGCGCCTATAATCTTCTTATTTACCATTTCCAAATAGGTTTTTAAGAATAGGTTTTACAATACTACAAGCAATCTTAGCGTCTTCAATGCTTCTAAATGCTGCAAAGTTTCTGTAGTTTTTGATGTGGGCCTTATTAGCCTTAGTAATTCTACCATCAAGTAGAGAAACTACATAGATTTCAGGGCTTTTCTCAATATGGTCTTCATACTTCTTGTTAAGCTCAATAGCTATTTCTCTGAGTACCATGGAGAATGCAGCAGCAGGATATACATTGTCAATGGTATTAAGATAGTTATACACTTTATCTACCTTCCAGTTAAGTTTCTTTGCTAGCTTTTCAACATAGTAGTGAAGATTCATATGTGACTCAGTAGGCATAACTTTGTTTACATCAAAGTCAGAACCAAGTGAGGTAGTAATAATACCCCTCTCAATCAGTTTAGGCAAAGATGCCTTAGTAACTACTGTAGTTTCTACTATAGTACCTTTACAAGTAGAAGAATTAGTTTTAATTACTTTCATGATGGTGTCACCCATTTTTACTTCTTTTCCATTTTTCAAATAAAATTTTTCCATTGTCTTTTGTTTTTTTATTTAATATTCTTGATACCATTTAATTGGTACTCCATATTTATCTTTACACAAATTACTTATAGTAGCAAACAATTCAGATGACATTCTCTTATTAAGTCTTGCATAATATGCTGGATGTTCAATTTCAAGAATGTTATTGAATTGTTTGTTAATATAGGGCTTAAATGTCTGAGCCTGCCTCCCAAATAGAACATAAATAATACCAGTTTCATACTCTGATAAGTGTTTTAATAGGGCAATTATGAATGGTCTCCATATCATCACATGAGAACCAACCTTATTCATTTCTACTGTGAGGGCTGAATTTATCATTAGTATCCCCTGTTTTGCCCAACTCTCTAAAGTGGGGTCAAAGATACAACTATTTTTTGGGACTTCAAAATTTATAGCAGCCTCTTTAATAACTTGTAAAGATGGAGATAAATTTTTTTCTTGAGAATTTACTTTATTCCCAAATAGTATACCAGTAGCAACTTCCTTTTGTGGGTATGGATCCTGACCAAGCATAACTATCTTCAAGTCTTTAAGAGAGCATAACTCAAATGCTTTGAATACATCAGATTGAATAGGGCATATAGGTTTTCTTTTATATTCTTGCCCAATCTTAGTCATTACATTATTAAGTTCTACTCTATCAATTACTTTCATCCAATCCCCAAAATATTCTTCTACTGTCATAGCAAATACAGAATGTCTTCTATATTGTCATTTAGACACTTATTAAGTGCATCATTACTACACTTACTAGGAGTAGGTGCAATAGGGGTAATGAAAAACTTACTAAAATCATCTATAACCACTTCTACTTTCATACTATTAGGACTATTTGAAATGCCAGAATTAGAAGTTGGAAATTGTATGTCCTCAGTAGTATATAGAGGAATCAGTTTATTTATAATACCCTTGTTAATTAACCTATTAGGCTCTGCAAATACTACAGGACTAACACGACAGATAGTCCTATAGTATTGCATAGATACAAATTCTATACCTTTATTATTCTTTGTTACTACCTTTCTAGCCTTTAGTCCACACATTAAGAGAGGATTAAACTTCTCATCTAATATGAGTCCACATCCACCATAGTAAGTCTCACCTTTAGCAGTTGTAACCTTTAGTAATCTTTTATTAAAAGATACTTGACAAAAGAACTCTTTAATGATACTGTCAAAAGTTCTTTTATTTAGATCATTACTATTTGTATAAAGAGGTAATATAATTCTCTCTGCCTTCTGTATAAAATTATAAACTAAATTATTTCTGATAAAGTTTTCACAAGGTGCTCTAACAATCGAAGGTATTTCAATATCATCCCCTGTAATATCTACAACAAGACTTCTACTGAATACATTATTACTGTCAAGAGTAAGACTACTTTCAAGGCTTGTATCAAGGTTAGTAGATTGGGCAGCATAGAATGGTCTAGTCATTTCATATACAAATCTATCTGAAAATTCCATTATGCTTCGGTTTTAAAATATATTGTTTCTGCATTATATGTAGTAAGGAATGGCAGGTCTCTGTCAATAATAGGGTTACATTGGTTAGCACAGAAGTTTACAAACAAATTAACCATGTAAGAAGCAATCATATTTGCACAGAAGGTAGTTTGTTTATAAGAGCAGATAGTTTCATCAGCTTCTGCATCAGAGAATAGGAACTCATTATTGTACCTATTGATGTTGTACTCATCATCTCCCTTGATACATAATATTTGAAACTCTTCTGCTGCCAATCTACCATCAATAAACAAACAATTCTTTCTTTCCTCCTTAGGCTTGCTATAAACATACTCAGTCCACTTTGTAAAGAATACTCTTCTAGCTTCCATATTATCAAACCCACAAATCATAATATCTGTAGGTTCACATTCAGAAGTAAATCTTTCAGCTATAGCAAATACACTATTATAGTTAGCATAATTCCTAACCATATTTGCAAGGGCAGTTACTTTAGCAACTCCAATATCATTCTGACCATATAACTGACCTGACATATTAACAGATTCTACTATATCATCATCATAAATAAACATAGAAGCCGGCTTCATCCTTGCAAGTAGGAATCCAACATAACTACCAATACCTCCTACACCTGCAAGAACAATAGTCTTTTCCTGTATCTTTTCATACCAAATAGCAGAGCTAAATCTACTAGTGGCTTCATCCACAAGCAAAGTTTCAGAATTTACAGGTATCTCCTGATGTGCTTCCTCTACAGCTTGGTCAAGAATAGCCTGTTCTTCCTCTGTCAAAGATGAATCATTATCAAGATTCTGAAGAGCCTCTTCATATCTGTCTTCTATTTCACTAGTTGTCATAATACTAAATACTTTTGAAGTGCATCAATAAATCCTTTAATATATTCATTCTCAGGGAGCTTGGTTAATTCCTCAATCATATCATGAGCACAAATAGCACAAATTTCTGTTTCATCAAAGCCAAGCTCTTCTAATTTCTCATCTGTCACATACCATGTCAGATAATCTGTATAGGTATCTGCCCACATTTTGAAATTTTTCATACCTTCTTCACCATTACCAAACCTCTTTTCATATAGTGTAGGCATTGAATTAGCCCATTTAGTAATGTTAATCTTACTATCATTGGAAATAATAATACTACCTGTAATCAGTTGAAGTACAAGAGATTTCAAAGTAGACTTATCAAATGATACTTGACCATAAGGTATGTCATATCTTTCTTCAAATGGCAAGTCATCTATATCATCAAAGAGAGAAGTTTGGATTATTTTTGGCTTATCAACTTCTTTCTTGGTAAGATTTGCTGGGCCTGCTTTTATACTATAGGAATTAGCAATAACAGGCTTATAACTACCTTGATATATAGGTGTCTGAACTTTCTTTGCCCTTTCTGCTTTAGCTTGCTTGATTTCCTCAAGTCTTGTTGTTATGTCTGAAAAGGAATAATTATTTCCTTCTTTCTCTATTTTAAGATAAAACCATTCAATCTCATCTATCCCATCTTGAGTATATTCTTTTGTGTCTTGTTTCTCTCCATCACCAAAAAATTCATATACTAATATATCTTTAATTTGGCTATATCTTTTAACTTTTCTAGTAATAGCAGCAGTATAAGTACCTTCATTATTGACAATAAGAGACACAAAATTATTCCTATCCCTACCTTCTTCTTTTAATGTAGCAGTATCTGTTCCACTAAAGAAGGTACTCATATTGTTATGTGAATGGATTAACCCCATCTGACAATCTAATAACTCAGGATTTTTACACATATATGCAATTACATCAGGATTCATATCAAACTCTGTATAAGCTTGAGTACCAATATCCATAATGTAAATATCAACACATCTGATTACAAGGTCATTATTTTCAAATGAGCCTTCATATGTAAAGAATAATGTACCTGACCACTCTGTATTCCATACTCTTTGACAGGTAAATCTTATCTTTTTCTCAACTTCAGCTGGTATGACTATCTTATAATTATAAGTACCTGACTTCTGTACCAATTTTGTTTGTATGAGTTGCTGTTTCTCTTCCATATCTGTAATTTAATACTTTGAGGATTTGACTTAATATAAATAATGCAGTCTGAGGGTCAAGTATAATGCTCTTGTTCTCATCATTTACTTCAGATACTCCTACTATACTAAGAGTAATCTCTGTTCCTTTGAAAGTGCAAATCTTTTTTCCTATATAAGAAACGAGATTATTAACATTGTTCCTGTGGTTGTTATTATAATAGATTTTACTACCACTAATAATACACTCTCTAATTATACGGCCTCTTTTCAGATTTTCAAGAGTAGTAGTTACTTTCTTATCATTGAATTGTTTATTGTACCATTTGATAAATTCATTACTAATCAATACTATAAACTCTATGAAAGACATTCCTATAGAATAGGAGCCATTTACATAATTAAACTTCAAATGATTACCTTGAATAAAGTATTTGACAAACTCTTTTAACTTGTCTGGATTTTCAAAAGAAGCATCCCAGTATCTAAGAGCATTAAATACAATAAAGGAAGATACTCCCATATCCATATTACTAGTACCTATTTTCTCAAGATACTTAAAAGGTCTTCCTTGAATAGATTCAACAGTAACATATTTACTGAGTTCAAGGCAGAATAGTTGCCAAAGGTTACTATCAAATTCTACATGTAAGGAGGATATAGTACTATTGATAGGCCCATTTCCAGTGCAAGGAGTCTGAAACCTAGTAAAGTCACTTTTAGGAATACTACTTACATGACTGTGCATATAATCACTCATAAAGTGAGTAGCTTGGTACTCAGACCTATTGAGAGCAAAATAACCTTCCATAGTACCATTAAATGTTATTCTAATCTTAGCCCATAGATGATTAATATCTACATACCTATCATGTTCATTAGTAACCCTTACATGTGGAAAGTGTACAAGTATAAATATATTATTAAACTTACTATTAACAATATTTTTTATCGTATCTATACAAGATAATGATGAAATTACTCTCTCAAAATCACTTTGAGTCAAATCTATTATACTCTTAGTAGAGTATGTATGCCAGTCACTAGTTGATATATCTAAATTACCTCTATAGAGATATGAAGTAATAGGTTCTACTTCAAGCCAGGACCTTAGTCTATCTTCACTCCAAATACCTTGCATATCAACTCTATCTACCCCAAAGAAATCATTGAATATGCTAAGCACCTGAAGAGGCTTATCCATTATAGCATTATAGATTAGGTGTACACTTTCATTAAATTGCTTAATATTTTCTCCACTCATGTTCATGTAAAAAAAGAGGTAAGAGATATAATATCTCTTACCTACCATTGCATAAATCTTTTATTATCTTTAGATACCCATGTCATCAAACATAGTATCAATCTCATTGTCAGAGTAAGGAGACTCAGACTTATCTTCTACAAGAGTAACATTTAATGCTTCACCAAGGGTGCTAAGTACCTCTTCACTCTCATACTCATTAAACTGACCATTCTTCACAAGGATTTCTGTCATTCTAGTAATAGCAGCTCTTGCAGCAACATCTACATAGCTCTCATGCTGTGTAGCAGCAATGGGAGTAGGCTGTGTAGCAGGAACCTTTTCTTCGGAATCCTTGTGTGTCTCAATCAGTGCAATTAGGTCAGCAGTTTTACACATAGTGAAATTCTTTCCAAACTTCTTAAAACAAGCATCTTGAAGACCCATGCTCTTAATGGTATTATATGCCTCGGTTCTTGTCATATTATTTGTATTCATAATGTCTTTTTTATTGTTTATATTTCCATTTATATGATTTATTAGTGATACAACCTTGATTACAAGATTGCCATATAGCTCCACAACTTATACCTGTAAATCTACTTGCTTCAGATATAGAATTATAGTTTGCTATTATGTTATTTTGCAAATCAAGCTGTACTACCTGTTTTTGAGCAGTTTTTCTGTTTCTTTCTTTTCTTGATTGAAACATCTTCTCTGTTCTGGAGCCATAAGAAAGATTATAGGAATTGTCACACCATTCAAGATTAGTTACATTATTGTTTGTTTTATTCTCGTCCTTATGGTTTACCATAGGTAAGTTATTTGGATTGGGTATAAAAGCTAAAGCTACTAATCTATGTACTCTTAGTTTATATACTTTACCTTTCTTATACAAATCAATACTAATATAACCATTGTTATTATAATAAGGACTTAATATTGCATCCTTTTTGTTTTTAATTCTGCCCATATTAGACACTTTATAAAGTCCTTCAAATCCTATAGCATCCTTTCAAATTTCCATATTAAAATTTTCCGCTTTTAATTTTCTTGTTAGTATTGGTGAGCATGAATACCAACTCATTTGTAGTAGTACCCTTCCAAGGTACATCATGAGGAAGAATTGAATTGTCTGTCTTTAGTTCTACCTTAGAAGTACCTTCAAAGAAGGTCATATCTTGATAATCAATATCATTTTGTCTCAAATCAGCTTTTAACTCTGCAAGAGTTGTAGCAGAGGACATGATAACTTTCTTAGTTTGATTTTTAGTTGATACGATAGTGATTTTACGAGATTCCATAATGTTTTAATTTTTACTTGGTTCTTTTTTAATAGACTTTGAAGGGTAAATCTTCCCAATCATCATCTATTGTTTTAGTTTTGAATAAAGGCTTGATAATTTTAAGGAACTCTTCCTTTCCTTTAGCCTTAAAAAGGTCAGAAATATCTTTTCCCTCATTAAAGGAAGGTAATACTACATTAGTAAATCCTGTTTCTTCAGCTAACTTCTGAGCATCTTTTAATCCTGGCTCATCATTATCTAAGCAAATGAAGACTTGTCTGTATCTTCTTTTTAGTTCACTAATTGCAGTATTACTCATTCCATACCCTTCACCTTGAATAGCAAGAGAAGGTATTCCTGTATTAGCCCATAGACATAAAGCATCTTTTAATGAGGCACATATACATATTTTATCACCATATTCAGGTACTTTAGTCCATAGGCTAATTACAGAATTATCATGCTTGTTACTCCATTTATAACCATCTTTATTAAATGGTTGATATACTTTTAAAGTAACCTTTCCTTCTTTATGTTCTACATAAGCATAAGCATATTTGTCAGCTTTAAACACATATTTATTACCATTTTTAATAATAATTTTATGTGATATGGGATAAACTTCTGCATATTTCAGCCAATCAAGACTTATTCCATAAGATTCCCAATATTCAACATCATAAGATGCCCAATCTCTGACTTTACATTGTAAGTCAGTGCTTTTTTTACATTCAATGGTACTTCTTACAGTGCATGGAATATGTTTATGAACATTAGGTGTTCCTATAGAGCAGAGCTTTGGTATATCCTTGTTTATTCTTATTAAGACTTCCTTGTAGCTGTATCCCCACATCTGACAAAGGAGGTCAAATATACCTCCCCTATCCTTGGTTGCAAAGTCTACAAAATATATTCTCTTTCCATTAGGAGAGTATAGACCAAATGATGGCCTGTTATCTTTCCTAAGAGGACTATGTATAATACAAGGAATTTCAGTGACTCCTAGATAGAATGACAGAATATTTGCCTCTGTTGTCTTCTCTAGGATGTCACTTAAAGTAACAGAAGATTCACCTTTACTGACAGCCATGCTTTTCTATTTTTTGATTACTACTTATTTTCCAAAGTCCCAAGGAGAGGACTCTTCTGCCTTAGGGAAAGGCATATCACTTGAGCCAGAGTTATTGAAGTTAGTAGCTTCAATATTATACTCCTTCAAGTCACTCACAATAAACTCAGTAGTAGGATATGCACCAGCAGTCTTTCTTTCCTGCAAGTCTGCATCTAACTTGCTGTAATCAGTGGTAATGTTCCTCAAGAACATCTGATTATAAAAAGCCTGATACTGCTTGTTATCATCGGTGGTTTTTACACCAAACAATACCTTAACCCTGTTATTAGGTTGCAATGCAATAACTTCTCTCAGCTCCTTGAAATTGCCCTTGAAGTAATCCTCAATGTGTTCAAGTCTTGCTTCACAATCCTCAGGATTATCTATCATAACCCAAGTATTATTAACATACTTCATTACATTAGGAATGTTGAGGTATGCCTTGATGAATTTAGTAAGCTCTTCCTCACCATGATAAACAGGTCTGTAATCCTTATCAATGTTGGCAGGACCATTCTTATATACAGGAATTTCATGTGCCTTAGCCTGCTCTACAGTAACCCAAGCAGTTCTACCATACTTATCAATTACCTGTACCTTAGTTTGGTCTCTATTGTATCTATACTCCTTTCTAAGGAAGAAAGCTATCTTAGTAGTAAACTCAATGCCACCACACTTTTCAGCATCAGTCTTGACAATAAAGTCAATTCTTACATTGGGGACTTTGTGCTTATCCTCACCCACCTCAACTTCACTGAGATATTCAGGAGCATTTTCAAGCTGGGTATTATACAACTTTTCAAGTTCCTCCTTATTAGGATTTACACCAAGTACAAATACAGGAGCCACACCTACATACCTCTTCACTACATTGCCTTCAGTAGATACTGTTCCTTTACTAAAGGCCATAAAATTAAAACCAATATTCTTTTTCATACTTATAATTTTATAATAATTTTTTTTTCTTCTATTAAAGATTATTGTTCAATTTACTCTCAAGATATGCCTCTCCAATTTCCTCTGCTGATACAGCTCCAGCAGGAAGAACTCTTTCAGGAGCTTTCTCAGTATCATCTACTGCTTCAGGAGCAACAGCTTCAAGTTCAGGCTCCTCTATATGAATTTCATACACATTAGCCTCCTCATTGAATACCACAACACCTTCTTTAGGCTCATACTTAGTAACCTTTACAGGCCTACCTTCTTTATCAACTTTACCAGTATCTTCTACCTTCTTGACAACCAAGTCTTCACTTGTGAGGCCACCTGTCAAAGCCTTGACACCCATCTCATGTCCCTCAATCTCCTCAGTCAGAGCATTATACTCTGCATTGAGTTCATCAATCTTGGCAGCAATCTTATTCTTCTTTACTACCAAAGGATTAACATTCTGTGCAATTCTCTTTACACCTGCAAACTGTCTAATTGTCAATGTTTTCATAATTGTTTCTTTTAATATATTAAAATAATTTTGTTGTCTTTACTTAATTTATACACATTATACTTAGCAATATAATATTCAATAGCAGTTATATAATAGTTAATGCTTGCTCGTATTGGTATATAGGATAATATTTTAATAAGTAAGTCAACTATACTTTTTTCTTTTTCCTTTTCCAATAAGAACTCTTCTAGCATTTGTAACTGATTACTTGCATTAAATGGTGTAATACCATATATTTGTTTACTAAGTTCTACTGTCTTCTCTCTATCCATAAATCTCCCTCAATTTGTCTACTACTATAGACAAATCATTAGGAATCTCATCAGGAAGGTCATCCAATGCACCAAGACTGTCTTTAGCAGGATATTCTCCATCAAACTCCTTGACAAAATGCTTGATAGGTCTCTTGTTTTCTGCATCATATCCTACCTTGCCAAAGAGGATAATATCAAACTTACCCTCAGGAGTAATATAGTCATCAACCATCTTTCCAGTGGTCTTGAACTTATAGGAAATGGAGTCACCATTCTTATCCTTATACTCCTCATAATGGGCACAGCAGATGATATTCTTATCCTCAGGAAGTCCCTTGAAAGCATCAAAAATGAGGCCCATACCATAGCCAATCTGCTTAGGAGTATCCCATCCACCTTTCATGGCATTTGCCATATAGAAATCCTGTGCAAGATAATTGAAATCATCAATTACAATATTCTTGAAAGGAGACTTCTTCAGCATATTTATGAGTTCTGCTATCACTGCAAACCTATCAAGACCTGTAAGATTATCTACTTGCACTCTATTGCCTGTACTAAGGGCATTTGCATTTACAAGTTTCTGTGTAGGCTTACCTACATTCTCTACTCCAATGCTACCTTCAATCAGCTTAAAGTTAGGGTTAGGAACACCCCTACCAATACACTGGATAACATAAGTTTCCTTTGGGTCAAGACCTTTGATACCTAATTTCTCCCTACCACAATAAGAGGTAGTTTTTCCGAACCCACTTTTTGCAAGAACTAAAATCTTACTCATAATTTACCTTTGTTTTTGTTTTATAATATTGCTTTTACTTGAAAAGGGCTGCAAATTTATGAAATATTCTCCACCTGTGCAACTCTTTATTCATTTTATTTATTTTATTTATTCCATAACTAAAAAATGACTTAGCAGTTTTGCTCTTCCTTGATTCCATATAGTTATATACTCTTTGTAGTGCCTCCTTATCATCAGGTCTTGGGAGTTCATAAAATGTACTCACTGCACCATCAAAGAATAAAGGACAGATTTGACCACCTGCTCCATAGTCTCTATCTTCAATTACTTCCATGAACCTTATATGATTCCTGAACTTGGTTATATCATATCCCTCATACTCTCTTAGTCCATACTTGAATGGGCTATAAAGGCCTATAACCATATTGGCATCTCTGGTAGTAGTCTTACAATCTGCAAGACCATCAGAAGATGGTTTAAGCTTATTCAACTTTTGGTTCTCAATACCTTCTTGAGCTTGTGTTTGATGCTGAATCAATACAAAGATGAATTTCATTTGATTTCTGAGAGTAATACCATACTTGCTCATCTTATCAATAGTTTCCATCTTCTTCAATCCACTTTCAAGAGATAGATTTGAGGCATTGTCTATGATGATTATTCTCCTCTCCTCTGGGTCATCTGGGGTATAAGGATTATCATTATCTACCACATTTGCATCTATGAGTTCATCTGTGATAGGGTCTTTCCTCTTACCTTTCTTGAAGTTAAGATGTCCATGAGTCAAAGCATAGTCCCTACAATACTTGTTTATGCCTGTAGGATTCCTTTGGTCATCAATATACTCAACCATATCCTCAAATGCCTTGATATACCTCTGATATTTATCAGTCTCAAGCAATTCAAGAATCTTCTCATCAATAGGATGGTCTCTATCTGTACTTTTCAGTTCAGTAGGAGACACCTCTATCCCATCCAGTCTGAATAACAGATGGCACAAGAACTCATTATACTTTTCCCCTGGACTCATCTCCAAAGTAAAGTAGAGAACCTTTACTCTCATCTCAGGATGCTCCAATATAAAGAATAAGGGTTCATATACAAATAAATAATCACAGAACTTTGATTTACCTACCTTCTGATTGGCAGTTACCACTATGAACTTAGAAGTTTCAATGCCTGGAACCAATGCTCTAAATCTTGGAAAAGGAAAAGGAATACAGTTATAAAGTCCATTAAGAACCCTGTCTCTCCTTAACCTCAGATTTCCCATTACTTGCTTAAATCTACTCATAATCAGTTAATTGTAGAAGTCCAATCATTTCTTAAATTCTCCTCCTGTCCAGCATTCTCTATATAGGAGGCTAAGTCAGACACCTCTTCAATATATCCCTCGTTATCACTGTTAGTCTTCTTCACATCTTTCCATATGAAGTATTTAAGTGCCCTCATATAGTTATATTGACCATTAAAGGACTTAACATACTCACTGGTAGCATGTAAAATCTGTTCATCGGAGTACTTGTCTCCATACAATTTAAAGAATTTCTGAAGCCTCTCTCTGTTGTCTTTTCTGTTTCCCCTCCAGTATACAGTTGTACCTTCTTTCTTCCCTTTAGGAAATATTTCCATTAGCTTATCAACTAGAGAGGCTAATCTTTCATCAGAGGGTACAGACTTATCAGCACTAAGTAAGATGTCTGAACATACACTATCCCATCTTTGTGTGACAAGGAATCTATCAGAGAACATATCTTTCACTAATACCTGTTTCTCTACCAAGCCATTAAATAGTTCAGATATGTTTACTCCAGTTTTCACTAACAACACTGCAAGTAAGGAAGGCAAATCCATACCTTTCTTTTTGCAGATGTCTTCATTGATAATATAATTCATCAGACTAGTTTTATATCATTAATGTTATCTATAGTTATTATAGAGTCTTTGCTATATTCTTCAATCATCTTTTCTACTAACTCTTCTTCTCTAGTATCTCTGAAGTAAGGAATAATGATAATAGGAGATTTATGACGAAGAATACGACCTACTCTTTGTTTGACTACAATCTCTGAACTATTCAGGTTGCAGAATATACCTATCCTACAATTAGTCAGATTTACACCCTCATTGAGTATGTTACAAGCAGTGATATGCTTAATCTTGTTAAGATTAAACATTTCAAGATTCTTCACTGAAGCCTTATTCTTCGAGGTAATATTGTATTTACCTAACCTCTCTGACTGTTCAATACTACTACAGAAAGTCAAAGTCTTGTAATTCTTGAACTTGTCAAGAAGAGATAATACAAGAGTTTCCTTCTGTTCAGCACACCACTTCAACCTTTTGCCTGCTGTTGAAAGCCATAAGTTCTTTATTCTCTCATTTCTTGAGTTAAAGTACTTATTTTTGTACCACTCTATAAGTGAAGAGACACTATCATAATAACCTTTCTGAGTAGTAGTAATCTCCTTACCAAATCTTTTAGTTCTATATTTACATATAGAATTATCCAAGGTTAAAGGCAGCAGATATACTGTAGGCTCTGGTAATACTTCATCCTCTACAGCTTCCTTGAGACCACACTTAATGACCTCAGCCTTGTGATTGTAGATGAAATAGTCCCTCATGTCTCTCTTAATAGTGGCAGACAACCCAATGAAAGACTCATTGATATGAATAGTCTCCAGTACATCAATTCTTGCTTCTGACAAATGTTGCATCTCATCTGCCACTACTACATCAAAGTATAAGTTCTCATAATTCTTTAGTGACTCATAGCATTCAATGGTAATATAGTCAGATTTGATACCTCCCCATTTCTCAATCTCATCCTTCCAAGTCTGCTTATGCACAGTCTTAGCCACAAGGATAAGTATAGTAGTAGGACTTTCATCATTCCTAAATACCCTATCACATATATGATTAATGAGGTCTATTGCTACTTTGGTCTTACCATACCCAGTGATAAGTTCTAGTATCAGATACTTAGTTTTATCTACTTTAGACAAAGCTAAGTTATTCACTTCTTCTCGTATCATTCTTGTTTACAATTTTCTTTAATTTGCTAATATAGTTAGGATCTTCTGCATACCCTATTCTTTGTAGAAACTTATAATAATCCTCAGGAGGTTTGTATCTACGTTGGATAAAATTCTTATAGGCTATTACAGATTCTACCCAATGGTCAAACCTGTGATACTTACTCCTGCTACTGTTATAAAGTCCAAACAAATTGTTGTCACTTAAGCATAAGTTAGACTTGAAATTACCAGTCTCAATAAGGGCTTGTGCATAAACTATATGAGGATACTTAACATCATAATATATTAGTGCCTCCATTAACCCATCTTGAGGTGACTTACTATGAAAGTGCTGTCTATATTCAAGTGTATCTACCTTTGTTTCAGGAGGCTTACATTCTTTAGAATCTTCCGAGACTACCCATAAGCCTACACAGAACATTATAGGAAAAATCAATATTGCAATTCCTATAGCAATGCTCAGTTGTTTAAAAGAGTTTGAAATCATATTGTTCTTATTAAAAATTTACCAATAGAGATTAATACCCTATGAAGTGCATTCTTTTCAGATAGCTCTATGATGATATATTCTGTAAATAAGTTATCATATTCATATATAGATTTCCTAGCAACTAATGTTAGAAACCAAATGCTATATGTTATAAACAATAAAGGGCTTATATATGGTATACAATAACCTATAAATGCTATAATCAATATCCCTATAGGAGCATGAAACTCAGCTACTTTCTTTTCATCATTGTATTTAACAAAAGTAGTACCCTTAAGTGACCAAATGGTCACTATAAAGAATATTACACCAACTATAATCCAAATCATTTGTTAATTTAGTTAGAAATTGCTTTATTTTATAACAAATATATATCTATGATTGTTACTCCATTTACAATCAAGCAAATCATAGACATACATCTGTATAGTGTCATGATATTGATTCTCTTCTATTGAAAACTCAATTCCTGCTCTATTACCTACTATCTCACCTATTATCTCGCATTGTTTCATATAAGAGTGATAAGTTCTATAGTCTTCTAGAGTAGTAATATATACAGGTTTCTTTTCTACTTTCCTATCATACCATTCAGTACATACATAGAACTCTCCAAGTAATTGCATTTCATGAGTCTCTTCTAACCTCTTACATATCTCAAGTAGTTGTTTCTTATAAGGTAACATACTATCATTATACTTGAGTTCAGATTTATATTTCTCAGAGAAACTTGGGCAATGTGGAATATACTTATGATGAGGATTTTCTTCCTTGAAATTGATTATACCATTACTTAGATAGAATCCACCTTCATATTTTACATCCTCTTTGTTCTTAAACATACTGTAGAACTTCTTCTTAAGATTATATACCTCAGTTCCTTTTCTACATCTTTGCAAGAACTCAGAAAATACTTTATCTACAGGCCTAAATAGATTTGCCTTAAGAAACTTTCCAAGTTTACCATGGAGATAAGTATATTTCTCATCTGCCCAATTATGAGGAAACCAATAAGCATATTTCTCATCCCCTCTATGGGATATTCTATTCCTTGGATATTTCTTAGACCATCTTGACCTTTTGCCCTTACTGCTTCTTTTTAATTTAAACTCCAGCATATTCAAAATAGTTTTATATAAACTCTTTTCTTTATATTGTTATCATCATATCTATTATACCACAATAACAATATAAATCTGTTATTAGATACTACTAAGTCAAATTTTGGTTCATATCTAAGTAGTATCTTTATAATTAGGAGGAGCATAAATACTCCTAATCCTATCATACCATACATATCTAAGCATTTTAGTTACTAATTGAATAGATTATAAAAAGGAGGACAAGAACTATGTCTCATCCTCCTTTGTGGTTTTTAGTCCTCAAATACCTTATAAGTAAATGAAATTCCTCCAAGATGTTTAGTAAGTCTCTGTAAGTGAGATTCAAGCCTTTCTTTCTTACTCATAGCAACCCACTTATTCATCTTTTCCCATTCAGGACAGGCAAACTTGTCAATCATGTGAAGATATGCTTCCTTACATAGTTTTACAGATTGACTGGCAGTTCTACATTTTCTAGTTTGATAATGAATAGTTTGTTTGTCTTTTCTATTATTAGGATTTTCAACTACTTGAGTATGTTTTTCAAATCCTTTGCTTGACTGTTCTTTTTCAAGAGTTTCAGCCTCCTCTTGGGTAAGCATGATACTTCCTCGAAGTACAATGCTCACACTTACTTTAATTTCATTCATAATAAATTAAAAATTAAATGATGTACTTTTTAATTATTACCTAATAATAACTCAATTACCTTATATAACTTATCTATAGATAGAGTTATTGTATTATTAGAGGTATTAATACTTACATTTTTTCTATTAATGTTTAAAGATTTACCTCCATAAGTCATAAAACAACATCCACATCTACTCTTTAATGCTGGTCTTTTAGGTGTTCCAATATACCAATGTTGTCTTATAGTAGTTATACTTCTATCTAATTCAATAGAGGCTTCCTTAAAAGCTTGTGATAAATTATTAGGACTCTCTTTTATTTTACTAATGATTACTTTTTCTTCATCATCAGTCCATTTGCGATATACTCTCATTTAAGTGCTTTAATAAATTACTTTATAATTGTATCCCCACTGAGACTCGAACTCAGATTAATAGCTTAGGAGGCTATTGTTCTATCCATTGAACTATGAGGACATTAAGTATGACTATCTTCACAGACCATCATACTATAGTGACAATAAGTCACATAAATAAAAATATTATGAGTGATTAATTCTAGTGGCTGATAAGGGAATCCAACCCTTAACCTAAAGCTTAGGAAGCTTTTGCTCTATGCAGTTGAGCTAATCAGCCATAAAGAGCCTATATATCACATACCAGCTCTTTCCATTAAATTAACTCAAATACAACATGGTACTCTCAGTAAGATTCGAACTTACATCTTCTATTTATAAGATAGTTGTTTTACCAATTAAACTATGAGAGTTATTTTATTAATAATTATGACTTAATGCCTGTTTAATAGTTTCTTCTCCAAGCAATTCAATAGCTTGTTGTGCTAATTCTTCTCTTCTAAAATATACTATAGCTCCCTTATCAGTACAATAACAATAGTCTATTGATAATTTATCATTACATATAATTATACAATATTTAGCTTGTTTAAAATTATTAAAACATGGTTCCCAATCTTTATTAAGATATTTAGCTACTATAATTAAACTATTAGTAGCAAGAATTTTCTTCATATGATTATTTGAAGTAGCAAGTACTTTTATTGGATAATTGCATTTCTCTTTAAACTTATCCATAATATCCATAATGGTTACAGATTTCTTTTTGAATTTAATACATTCAAATGTACTATTTTCTTTGTCAATCTCGTAGCCTTTAGGTACTTGTATTTTAAATTCTTTTGTTTCCATTAGTCTTCAATATTTATTGTTAAACTTTTTGTAATTATTGTATCTCCACATTGTTCACAATAGGAAGTATCTACTGTTTTAGTATTGGTATTAAAATGAAATAACCTTTCAAAAAACCATTGAGAATTTTCAAGTCTAACATAAGAAAGTATATCATCTAATATGTCAGTAAGATTATAATCATCTTTTTTTTGTTCACAAACTTCCTTAGTCATAGCTTCTAAAACAATATAAACAAAGTCTGGATCATAATTATCACTTTCTTTATCTATTAAATCTCCATATTCTATACCATTGATAGTATAAGAATAACAAGTACATCCTTCAGTGATTTCTATTTTTACTTCCATAATTATTTATTATTTAGTCCATAGTAATTTACCTCCTGTAAAGGAGTGGTTATCTATAGAACCTCTTATAGCTGTAATATTATCTACGATTACATTTTTAAGATAATCCCAATTACCTTTAAGATAGGATACTGCTAAATCTTTATTAGTTGGAACTATAACTCCTGCTGAATGAGAATCTTTAAATTCTAATACATACCCTACTTTTAATTCAATACCAAAGAGAATATTATTATCTAAATCAGTAAATTCAGGCATATTAGCTGTATCCATTAAATGCTCATTATCTTTATAAGGAATACATTGACTCCATTCAACATTTCCTAGAGTACAATACTTGCCTTCTTCATTGATTTTATAGAATAATTCAGGTTGCCATTCATAAGCATTACCCTCACGAACTAATACTTTATCAAAAGGCTTAAAATTATAATTATTTTTCATTATTAAATCTTTTTTAAAGTTGTTTTTACTTGAATTGGTTCTTCTAATAGAAACCATTTTGTGATGTTGTTGCTTTCTACAGGTTTACCACCATTAAATGTACAAATAGTAATATGAGGATTTTTATTGATACTATATACATTTCTTGGTAATGCAACCTTAAAAGCCATAGCTTTATCTGATATACCAATGCCCTCAATTTTTATTTGAATATTTTCTTCAAGTCTATTATTTAGGTTATTAAATACTTCAGAGTAGCCATGTGACTGAGACACATGTAACAGTGTACAATGGTCTATGAATATCTTGTCTGCAACATTTAGAGCTATATTATAGTCTATGTTATCAGTCAATATATTCATTAGTTTATTTTTAGTGTTTGTGTCAAGAAATAGACCAAAGTAATGAAAGTTGTCCATATTGATTTATAATTGATTGTGCTTATTAAAAATAAACTACCTATTCTCACGAACCAGTAGTTTCTCTAAACCATTGTCAATACAAAACAAAATATTTATGCGAATTTCAATGCAAAGATATGATTAATTAATCACATAAGCAATACATTTATTGTTTAAATAATGCTTAAGTGCTAATTTCTCACATGAATTGTATGTTCTAGTACATTTTAATGAGTACATTGAACCATCTTCTTTAATAAAAGTTATGATGTGTTTCATTGTTATTCTTCTTTAGAGTTTATTTACTACTTTAATGCGGTTATTCTACTTTATGTACCATATTATATAAAACTGCTTTAGTAGAAATATTGGTGAGTTTATCTATAATTATTACACACTTTTTACTACATTTTAGTTTCTCATATTTAGGTACATAATTTATCATAAAACGCATACTTTTAGAAGGGGTAACAATAGTAAGTATTTTAACAGTGTTACTTCTTTTAAGTATCTTTTTAAGTGTTCTTATTTTCATAGTTGATAGTCTATTTAATCTTTATCCCACAAATATGCTTCATACTCACATCTAATTTCATCATATAAATTCTTTGCTTCTTGAAGATATTCAGCTAAGAATAATGAAACTTGTACTTTATTGTTAATATCACCAGTAAAGGTGACATTGAGCCACTGCTCACAAAAGTAAACAGCATCTCTTTGTCTTTCTGTTGTCATAGTACTATAATATCAAAGGTTTGTTTTAGTTCAACAGCTTCTTCTTTAGTAATCTCTACGAGTTTACCAAAGCATCTTACATAATACCTATTTCTAGTAGTTACTTTAATAGTAGATATTACTTCAATGTTTTCTTCGTGAACTCTTGCAATGAATCTTTTGTGAACTTTTTTAGATTGTTCATAATTAGATGAACTGCAAATGGTATTGGGATTGAATCTTTTTCTCATTGTTGTGATTATTTGAGTTAATAAAAAGTAAGCAGTTTTATATCATGCTTAGGATAGAGAGTTATTCTTTAGTAATGTCTATTCCTAATTTATCAAGAAAGAGTATTTTAGATACATCTTTAATGGTAAATAAGTAATGTAAACCTTTAATTATTAAAGTTAAAATTAAGCTTGTAATAATAAGGTTTATTACTTGAAGAGTTTCTATGAAATAGATAGTGTAAAGGAACAACACAAAGCTACTTGTAATAATAATTAAGAATACAATAGCTTTAAAGAAAGGGTATTTCATGTTATTGAATATTATTAAGGGTTTCACTTATTTCTTTCATTTTAGCTGTTAGTAATGAGTACAAGTTTGAATCTTTCCAACGTCTGTTAGAAGTATTAATTTGACTAATACTATAATTATTTACTAATTCTCCTTGATACTTAATAGCAAGACTGTCTGCTACTATCAGGTAATAAGCAGCTATGTTTACTAAGTTTTTAAGCTGTTTATTACACTTATTAGCTGTACTAAAGGAATCAGCATTTAAAAGAATACCATAAGTGTTGTAGATTTGGTTGAGGATTTCTCCCAACTTATTAATAAGCTTTACAGCAAGAATTTGAGCTTTTCTTTCTTTTACAATGTTAAATGTGTTCATTTGAGTTAATGTTTTAAGTTAATACTGGACTACCTATTTTCATAGGTAGTTTCGTCCTAGTCTCATCAGCAGTGATTTTATACTCTCCTAGGTTGAGTTTAACCACCTATTATAAGTCCCTTTATGAGTCTATAAGGCAAGTATTCTGCATTGCCTACAGATATACCATGCTTATGATACTTTAGAGTGTACCATTCAGATGTACAGAAACACATGCCATTATCCATTATTGTTGTAAAGAAGCTATTACTTTTCTTCATAGCTTTCTTAATTTTTCTAATACTGCTCATTTGATTGTTTGTTTGGATTTATAAAAGAAAAAAATGTAAGTTTACATCCACCACTCATGATTTATCTACAGTTTTGTGGCTTTCCCTTCCCCACTTACAAGGTTTTATTCGGAGAGTATAATGGATTTGAACCATTACTAAAGATGCTAGGGCTGTTACTATTTCAAGGTAACTTCATTCATCCTTTGTGCTGCCATTACACTAATACTCTTTAGTTTCTATTACTGTAACAGTAAAAATAGTTATACTTTTATTATTTTATTTGTTTTGTTGGTCTTCCCATATTGCTAAAAGCATGAAGAGGGATATTAAGCCAGCCACTAATAAATAGTCTAACATACAAATATTATATTAAATAACAAATTATTGCTACTACCTAAATAATAAAAAACTACTACCACCACACTATGTGGCAGTAGTAGTTTATTTATAAGATTTAAGCTTTTACTCTAAAGATGTCATTTTCTCCTTGCTTACCAAGAGTAATCAACTCTGCTTTAGAAAGGTCTACACTCTCTCCAACTCCAAGACTGGAGCTTTGGTCAAGTGGAATGAAAGTCTGTCCTCCAGACTTCATCATAAAGCAAACACTGTTGCCATACTGGCTGGCTACCACAGTTGCAGAAGATACTGCATCCTGCTCTTCCTGTGAGAAAGCTCTTGAAGCTTTAAGCACCCACTTACCAGCATAAACTCGAAGACTTGAAAAGATATTCATAGCCTTATCCCTATAATACTATTGCCAAGGGTTCCTTATTCTTTAGGCAATAGAGCAAATGTTATTTGCTAAATGATAAATGATAACTGATAACTGACAACATATTGCTAATGCAGTGTGTCAGGAGCTAAGGAGGAGTGATGAGCCATGCTGATACCATATATCTAATATTATCTATTAGATACATAATACCTTATAGCTCTTATCATTCTCCACCAACCCAAGCACCAAGGAGGAGTGATGAGCTGTGCTAAGTGGTCCTTGCTAATGCCTGTTATTGCTTTTGCCTATTCCCCTAATAAGAAAGAAAAGAACCAAAAGAAAGAATTAACCCTAACTACTTCTTCTTTTCTTTCTTTATATATTTCTTTCTTTTCTTCTTTCTTTATATTACTTTCTTTCTTCTTTTCTTTCTTTGTTAGATATTGCTTATACTTAATCCTAAAAAAGAAAAGGGACAGGAATAATCCTGTCCCTAATCTATTAGATGCTAACTCGGAAAATGTCAGCCTCTCCTGACTTACATAAGGTAATTATCTTAGCCTTATGTAAGTCTACAACTTCTCCCACTCCCAGAGTACTATTCTGATCAAGTGGGATGAAAGTTAATCCACCAGTTTTCATAGTGAATTGGACTGAATTACCATACTCTGATGGCACAACAACTGCATGTTCTACAGCAGCTATTTCTTCATTATCAAAGTTTCTAGTGGATTTCACGCTCCACTTACCTGCGTAAACTCTCAGTGAACTGAAAATGTTCATAAGAAAATGCCTATGCCTTTAGGACTTATTTAGGGTATCAAGCACACCCAAGATAAAGTTAATTCAAATGTAAAGGAGGAGTAATGAGCCTAATATAGGGCAAGAAGACTAATGTCTCCTTATCCTAAGTTTAACTCTAATAGATAGAATTAGAGTTTTCATATTCTTCCCAGTCAAATGGTTCAACTGGATTACTCTCTCTCTTATTACTAAAGAATCATCTTCAATAGTTACTATAGCATCACTGGGATACTGAGCTAACTTCTGAATGAGGCTATAAACTGAAATACCTTCCATTTTAAAGTACAATTCCACCACACAAGAGTCATCTTTCTTTATAATCTCTATAGGATATTCAAAAATCATAATAAAAGAGCAGGTTACCTATACACCGCAAGGTTTTAAGTTAATGTTATTAAGTCGAGAAAGTAGGAGGATTAATTAGCCTCCCAAATGAGAGAATCTAGCTTCTCTCTAGACTCATAGTACTCTTGAGGGTCAAAGGCATCAACCCAATCATACTCTGAGTCCAATGTGTCCAAAAGCTCTTCAGTATACTTATTATAAGCATCATAAGCTTCTATAAGGTTGGACTGCTGTTTAACTGTGGTGTTTTGGCACACCATAAAGCCTGCTACAAATGCTACAATGGCAGCAAATGAGCAAAGACAAATGGTCTTCTTCATGTGATTATGTTTATCAAATGGTAAGGAGAAGTTATGTGCCTCTCCTTACCATATTAGTTTAGAATGAAAGATGTGCTTCTATGTATTCTGCAATAGCTATGTCTACTGCATTTACTACAGGCATGGTGTAGTACTGCTTGGATTCATTCCAAGTTCCATACTCATTTGTAATGTGGATGAGATACTCAAGACCCTTTTTGGTCTTCAAGAAGTTGTTTACTGCGTCCATTTTGGTGGATTTATTAAGTGAATAATGTTAATGGCAGGGGGTATATCCCACTCCCAGATACAGTGGAGGGGTGATGGGTATATTATCAACCACTCCTACAAATACCAAAAATTTTTCAAAAAAAAATCAGAAAAAAATTATCTCTATAGTCAATAAATTTTCTATTTATACATTTGGTCATATCATTTCTTTTACTTATCTTTGCACCTCGTAGAACCTAAGTGTGATTAGGTTATCCCCCATGAGGTTAGAAAGTAGTGGGGCAGAAGTTGGGTAGTATCTATAAATAATAGAGAGGTGTCCCCAATACTACACAAATGATTACTTTATAAGGTAGATTGTCTGAGCACATCACACTGAGAAAAGGCACAGGGAATCAGACTTTAGAGGATTAAAAGCCCGGGTCTACTGAAGTAAGTAATTGATAGGAAAGCTAGAATAGCTGTCTTAAAGGCTGTTAAACCCAGCTGTAGGGATAGATTATATCTAATAATGAATAAGATTGATAGTTATATTAAGGATTCATTAATGTGGATATGGTAGTTTCCACAGAATATGCTTGCTAATAATATAAACATTGCTATACCAAATACAAAGGTAAGTATAAAGGATTCAGATAGTTCTATGTATAAAGAATATAGATTAGACCTAAAACCAAAAGTCTAACTTTACTCCTTTCATGACAAAAAGGTGATGCTTGAACTAAAAATAATTGAGAAAAGTTTGGTAGTTTCAAATATTTTGCTTACCTTTGCAGAGCAATTAAGAAAGAGAGATGGTTTTAGGAAATTTCCATTGTTAGGAATGTTACTTTAACCAGTTGTTTTAGAGTAATATTCCTTTTTATTGCCCCATAGTATAGTTGGTTATTACACGGGATTTTGGCTCCTGTAACATAAGTTCAAGTCTTATTGGGGTAACAATAGTAAAGGTAAATGCCCTCTTAGTTCAATGGACAGAATAAGAGACTTCTAATCTTTTGATATAGGTTCGATTCCTATAGGGGGTACTAAGAATGGGGATGTAGACTATAGGTTAGGTCGTAGCTCTCTCAAGGCTAAGGATAAGGTTCAAGTCCTTACTTCCCTACTGAATGGAGTCATCTACTAAAGGTTAGGTAACTGTCCTTTCAAGGCAGAAATCTGGGTTCAATTCCCAGTGGCTCTACTATATAGGCTATGTAGTGTAATGGTTTGCATATCACACTGTTAATGTGAAGTTTAGGGTTCAATTCCCTCATAGTCTGCTACCCAACTTAAAAGTCCTATTCCTACAGTGGTAGGATAGGCAATGGAGAGTAAGCTATCAAGGTGATAGTCCTATCTGCTAAATAGTGAGTACCCTAATAAGGTATTTGTTTCGAGTACAATGCTCTCCGCAATATAGAGTAGTAGGGTAATTGGTTAGCCCCCTGCATTTGGGATGCAGTGATATTGCAAGTTCGAGTCTTGTCTACTCTACGTTCTTATAGAGATATAAGATACTCACCCACAGTACATGAGGGTAGGGGATACCACCTTTAAGGTATACAAAGTATGGAATGAATGGCAACTGCATACAAGAGAGTTGATAGCCTATACTCTCATATGGGGGAATTAAGCTAACTGGATAAACTGATAGCTTTGCAAGCTATATTAGAGGGTTCGAGTCCCTCATTCTCCACACATGTTTCATGTTTTCATACTGTTAAGCTTTTGCTTGAACCCTCTTTTTAAGCAGTTAGAGGTTAAAGAAACTGCCTACCATGCTCCTTAGTTCAGTGGTTAAGAATAGTTCCCTTACAAGGAAAAGGTCATTAGTTCGATTCTAATAGGAGCAACAAATTATGGGGGTGTAGCTGGAAGGTCTATGCACTTGACTGTTAATCAAGAGATGAAAGTTCGATTCTTTCTACCCCCGCTATGAAAGAAGTTAGAGAATGTTCTAAGCATAGCTTAACTACTCATGTTTATACTCACATAGCTCAGTTGGTTAGAGCAGGAATCTTATACATTCAAGGTCAGGGGTTCAAGTCCCTTTGTGAGTACTATCTTGGACAATCTGTCTAAAGTAACTTTCTAACTAAAGCAGAAAGTCCTCTATAAAAGACTTACTTCATTTCCCCAAAGCATTAAGGGTGGATGCTCCTGACTTTTAATCAGGAGAGCTAGGTTCAACTCCTAGTGGGGAAACTGATTATTAATCCCTTTAAATTAAGTGATATGAGAAAGATTATTTCATTTTTTAAAAGAAGGGTAAGTCGGGCTTTTTCAAATATAACTTACTTGCCCTCAGGTATGTTACCTCCTAGGTAACTTACCTATCTTCAATAAAAGACATACCTCTCTGATGGAATGGAAGACATAATAGCCTTAGAAGCTATGGCCTTAGGGTGTAAGAGTTCGAGTCTCTTGAGAGGTACTTTAAATAAAATAAAATAAAATATGTTTGAAGATAGCTTATTTACACCAATGGAAGAGGAAAGAGGGAATAATTCTCCTACAGGAAGTCAATTCTTCATAAGTTTCCTTAATCAACTTGAGGGGTGGAAAACTAAGTGTAAAAACCTTCATTGGGCAGCACCTAAGAAAAATATACATGTATATCTTGATGAGTTTCTTAATATACTATCAGATTATCAGGATGGTCTTGCAGAGGGTTATATGGGAATACTTGGGAAGATGCAACCTAATGTTATTAAAGGTACTGCAAGTAATACACTGAATGCTATTGACTTCATTGAAGAAGTTAAAGCAGGTACATTATCTTTTTATGACAAGATTCCCCAAGATACTGTATATAAAGGTATTACCTCAGAATGTGAGACCTTCATACAGAATATTAATAAGTATAGGTACTTATTTGGTCTGTGTGATGTGAGACCTTATTAAAATAAAGGCTTCATGGGGGAATAGGCAGACCCGACAGACTTAAACTCTGTTTCCTAGTAATGGGAGTGTGGGTTCAAGTCCCACTGAAGCTACAATGCCTCTTTAGTATAAAGGTTTATTATTTCTGTTTTGTACTCAGAAGATGTGGGTTCAATTCCTACAAGAGGCTCTTTCTAATTGCAGAATTAGTGTAATGGTAACATGTAACTCTTCCAAAGTTAAGTTGACAGTTCGAATCTGTTATTCTGCTCTAAACATAACTAACTTAAGGATAATTAGTTACTCTTACAAGATAACTTTTTTATAACTAATTTAAATTATTATGGAAGAGACTGAAAAACAAGTAAAAGCTAAAACTAAATCTTTAGGATCTTCTAAAAAAACACAAGTTATGACTGCTCTTACTGCTACAACTATTAGAGGTATTGTTAATAGTGCTAATGAGATTGGTATAAAAAAAGAAGATATAGTATCCCTCTTAAAAGAGAATGGGCAGTTTGTTTTAGTTTATTTCAAGTAAACATTATAAATATGGAAGAGCAAAAGTTAGTAGAAAGAACTCTGATGGGAGAAGAGGAGTTTAAGAACTATTTGAAGAACAATAGAGTAGATATTATAAAAGACTTCTATGAGAATAATATCCTTCATCTTAGAACCTATGAAGCAGTTAAAAGGTTCAAGTCTGTGAGAAGAGTAACCAAAAGGGACCATATCTCCCTTGATGGGATTATTTATCCTAAGAGACCTTTCAATAATGCTAAGCATAAGAAAGGTAGTCTAAATGATGAGAAGAAGAGAATATATGAGCAACTTAAGCACAGACAAAGGAAAACCGCATAATGATTACAATAGTGAGCCAGTATTTTACTGCAAGCATTGTTTATCATTGAATGTAAGGCATGTTCTAGATATGAAAGACTCAGAATACTGTGATAATTGTGGGTCTACTGATATAGTAGAATGTTCTATAGAGGAATGGGAGAATCTCTATAGGAATAAATTCGGTCATAATTACTTAGATGAATATTAAAATGGAAGAGCAAAAGAAGAAAGTTGTGGAAATGAAGTCTCAAGTACAGAGACCTGAAAAGATGTCTTATGAGCAGCTTGAGAATGTTGCCCATCAGCTTAGTGAGCAAAACAGACAGCTGTTTGCAAAGTTGCAGGAGCTGAATATGACCAATATGTTCAAGAGACTTGATTACTTGTTCAAAGTAGTAGAGAATGGACATATGTTTAAGCAAGACTTTCTTGAAAAGTGTATTGCTGAGATTGAGAGTTTAATGGTAGTTCCAGAGCAAGAAGAGAAGCCAGAGATTGAAGATAAGAAGTAATTACTATTATGAAGAAGGCTAACAACATCGTCCGAATACCCACTTCATTAAATGGTAAGTTCTTTAGATATTGGTTTGAATTTCTACAGCCTTTTCATAATCTAACAAATAGAGAGGTTGATGTAATTACTGCTTTTGTAAAGCAAAGATACCAGCTCAGTAAGGTTATTAAGGATGACAATATCCTTGATAAGGTTATCATGAGTGAGGATACAAAAAAGAAAGTAAGGGAAGAGTGTAATATCACTCTTCCACACTTTCAAGTAATTATGGGCAAGCTAAGGAAGAGTAAGGTTATTATTGATGGTAAGATAAATCCTAGATTTATACCTAACATTGATGAAGAAACTGGTTACTTCCAGCTATTGTTACTTTTTGAATTGAAATGAGTTATCCTGATATAGTAGGTAAGGTATCTAGAGAGTTGAATTTACCAAAGGAAGTGGTAGATAAAACATATAAAGCATACTGGTTATTCATAAAAAACCATATACAATCCTTACCATTAAAGGAAAATCTTAATGAAGAGGATTTTACTAAGTTAAGAACCAATTTCAACATCTCATCACTGGGTAAATTAACTTGTACTTATGATAGGATGTTAGGTATGAAAAAGAGATATAATTTAATCAAGCAAATTAGGGAGAAGAATGCTTAAAGTTAAGAAGATAAAGCCAATGTTTACATCACTCATAACCACTATGGATAAGTATGAGCAGGATGTAAAGATTGGAGGTCTTATAGATACTTCTAGACAGCAAGGTGGACTTAAAGAGTATCAGAAAGTACTTGCAGTAGGTAGTTCTGTAAGAGATATTAAAGTAGGTGATATAGTATGTGTTAATCCTACAAGATTTGCAGTGAGAAAGCACCAAGCAGGCTCATTGAAAGATGGGGTTGTGACAGATAACCCTGTTACTACTTATAACTTTGATGTGGTAGAAATGGATGGGAAGCAGTGCTTATTGCTTCAAGATAGAGATATTGACTTTATTATTGAAGAATGGGAAGAAATTCCTGACCCAACTCCTTCACCAATCATTCAACCAGAGAAGAAGAAACTAATTGTATAACTCAAAGGAGTGTATCAGGAAAACTAATCTTGATACACTCTTTTTTTTTCTTAGATTATGATAAAATTGTTCAAATATGAGGGTTACAAGATAGTAATATCTGAGGAAGCCTTTGCTCTTAAACCTTTCAGACAAATATGGCAAAAAGATAAGACTGTTAATAAGGATAAGGCTATAATGGAACTAGGGTTCATCTATTTTTTTTGCGACCCTAGAAGTGACTATCAATATCTTGTAGATGATAAGGAAAGAATGGAAGCTATTAAAGAGGGAGAAGGATTACCTCCTAAATGGCAACCTGACAAGGTAGTCACAGAAGCTATGAATTTCTATATGTCATTCAAACCTATATCTGCTTTACTCCTTGAAGACACGAGATTTATGGTTGATAAATATAGAAAGAGATTAAAGGCTCAAGAATTTGATGACCTAGAGATTAAAGACTTGAAAGAAGTAGGTGCTCTTATAAAGCAAATACCTCCTCTTGTAAAGGACTTAGATGAAGCTGAAAAAGCACTTAATTCTGAGATGAAGAGTTCAGGTAAGATGAGGGGTTCTGGAGAAAAAACAATCTTTGAAGATGATTTAACACTATGATAGGAACACATAATAGTTACACTTATTTACCTCCTAAAAAGAAAATATTTAATTTATTTTCATTTTTATGGAGAACTCAAACTAAAAGTATATCAGAACAAATTACATTAGGAGTGACTTATTTTGATATTAGAATTACAAGAGATTATAAAGAATGTAAGTGGAGAGTATGTCATGGTCTTGTAGATTTTAATAAAACTTTTTATTCTATAGAGCATATTTTAAACACTTTTGTACCTCTTAAAGTAAGAATACTTTTAGAAAAAGGAAACTATAATGATGAAATTCTCTTTATTAAAGAGGTAAATGCTTGTTTAAATTTTTACCCTAATTTATCTTTTGCTGGTATTAAAAGAGGATGGATAGTTATAATAAATAGAGACCCTATAATAAAAGATTATACTTATATTCCTTGGTTATCTAATCTTTCATTTTGGGAAAATATTAAAAGGGGTAATTTCTTTTCTACTATTAAAAGATGGGCAAAGAAACATAATCCTGTTATCAATGATAACCTGAAGAAGGATAGTACTAGTATTTATTTTATGGATTACGTATGAAAGCAGAAGATATAGTAGAAGGACTTAATAGACATATTGAAGATAGGAGAAGTGGGAGAAACATTTCATCTAAAGGACATCTAATATTGCAAAAAGTAATAGAGCCTCATCCTACTTTCAAAGCTTATAAAACATATAAGGCTATCCTATGGTTTGTTAAAGGAAAGAATAGACATATAGTTATTTCACTTAGCCATTCTGCTAAAGTACTAGAAGGACAAGAGGAGTCTATGCAACAGTACATAAACACTGAATTATGTCATCTTATATTTAATTGGATAGGCTCTGATTTCTATGAAGAAGTAATAAAGGGAGAATATAATGGAGTTTCAAAGAGTGCTAATGAATGAATATCAGACTGAGCTGACTGAGGAATTGGTTAATAGCCTTCCTCAGGAGGTCCAGGACCAGTTATTTGATATTATAAATAATGTAGAATTTGTCAAGAGATTGATAAGTCCTACAAGGGAACATGCCAAGGATAGACCAAGAGATGATAGAAGTAGAATCATTGTGGACTTGGTTAATCCTCACATACTTGAGAATATGGACTATTTCAGACCATCTGCTTTACATTATGAGAAGTATGGTACATTTACTAATCTTAGACCTAATGCCAATCCTAATAGTGAGTATGGTAAATGGATAAGAGAGGAAAAAAGAAGAGTCTGGGATGGTTATGTGAGGGAAAGTGATGGAGAATGGGTTACAGGTTATATGTACTGGTTCCTTAATTATTCTCCTATGATGCTCTCTAAAATTAGAGAGTATAAGGATAAGAATGGTAAAAAGAGAAAGTCTAAAAGAGCTGATAGAGTAGAAGCATTACCTGAGTGTTGGGAAGGAATCTATTGGAGATTTCATTGTCTAGACCAAGCATCTAATGGTGGTCTATATAACAACTTTGATGGTGGACAACATATGGCAGAACTTGCCTCCAGAGGTAAAGGTAAGTCATATAGTCTTGCTTCTATTCTTAACCATATCTTTGTAGTAGGTGAAAATGAGGAAGCACATGATAAGGTAAAGGGTATAGTAACTGCTTATCAAAAGGAGTATCTTACCAAGGATGGCGTCCTTAATAAGTTTGTAGATATGGCTAACTTTTGTGCAACCAATACCCAGTTTCCAAGAAAGAGATTAAAGAACTCTTTGCAGGAAATGACATGGATAATGGGATACAAGGATGTAGACCTTGATATTGAAAGAGGCACTCAAAATACAGTACTTGGGGTATCATCTAAGGATGATGAGTCTAAGTTGAGAGGTAAGAGAGCTGCTAAGATTCTTATTGAGGAGTTTGGTACATTCCCAAGACTTGTAGACTTGTATAATGTATTATTACCTTCAGTACAGGAAGGTGATATTGTCTTTGGTCAAATCTATATGTTAGGTACTGCTGGTGATAATGAATCAGACTTTGCTGGTGCTCAAGAAATTATGTATAACCCAAAAGGTTATAATATGTATGCTTTACCTAATGTATATGATAAGTACAACCAAGGTAAACCTTACTTTGTATTCTTCTTTCCTGGCTATGTAAATAGAAAGGGATGCTATAATGAGAATGGTGTATCTGATGTAATTAAGGCTCTTATTGAGATTCTTATGAATAGGTACAGAGTAAAGTATAATTCTACTGACCCTAATACTATCATTAAGACCATTGCTGAGGTTCCTATTACTCCTGCTGAAGCTATTGTTAAGACAGGTGTAAATATGTTCCCTGTAGCTGACTTGACTGAAAGAGTAGGTCAATTAGATGCTAATCCTACTGAATATGATGATGTCTATGTAGGTGATTTAGTATTTAGTAAAGAAGGGCAAGTAGAGTATAAGCCTACTTCTGCTATGCCTATTAGAGATTTTCCACATAAAGATAATAAAATTGAAGGTGCTATAGAAATCTTTCAAATGCCTGAGATTGATAAGAATACAGGTAAGCCATATAATGATAGGTATATATTAGGAGCTGACCCCTATGATGATGATGAATCAAATACTATGTCTTTAGGTTCTATATTTGTATTGGACTTATGGACAGATAGGATAGTAGCTGAGTACACTGGAAGACCATCTTTTGCTGATGATTACTATGAGATTTGTAGAAAGCTTTGCCTATTCTACAATGGTAGATTAAATTATGAGTATAATAAGAAAGGCTTGTTTTCTCACTTTTCGACAAGAAATAGTCTTTATCTTCTTACAGATGTTCTTGATTTCTTAAAGGAAAAGCAGATGATGAAGGATGGATATGGTAACAAGTCAAAAGGTACTAATGCCTCTCCTGCCATTAATACTTATGCAAGGAGTAGATTGAGAAGTTGGTTATTAGCCCCAGTTCCTATTATGCAGATTATTGATGGAGAAGAGAAAGAAGTGATGGTTCCAAGGTTATTTACTGTAAGGAACAGGGCACTATTGAAAGAACTTATTAATTACAACTCTGAAGGAAACTTTGATAGAATATCTGCTATGGGTATGCTGATGCTCCTAAGAGAAGATAGAATGATAAGGTATCAGGGAGATGTTAGCAAAGAGAAGCAAGAAATAGCTAATAATAGCTATGATGGGAATGATCCCTTCTTCAAGAGAAACTATGATTCTAGGTTTAAGCAGTAAATTTAGTAAAAATAGGACTTATTGCTTAGTAAATTATTTATAGTCTTGTATAGATTAACTATTTTAGTTACCTTTGCATATCAAATATATTGAAGTATGGAAGATAAGACACACACGGTATATCTGCATATAAATTCTAAGAATAAGAAAGTATATATTAGTATTACAAATCAGAATGTATATAAGAGATGGAAAAATGGGCATGGATATACTAAGTGTAAAAAGTTTTATAATGCAATAGTAAAATATGGTTGGAGCAATTTTAATCATATAGTACTTTGTAAAACTTGTAAAGATAAAGCTTTATTATTGGAGAAGACTTTGGTTAAATACTATAAGAGCAGAAACTTGAGTTACAATATTACTGATGGCGGAGAAAATAGCATACCAAGTATGTTGGGCAAACACCATACAGAAGAAGCCAAGAGGAAAATCAGTAATGCTGGAAAGAGGCCCTGCTCAGAGCAAACTAAAAGAAAAATAGGATTAGCTAATAGAGGTTCTAATAATGGGATGTACGGTAAAACTATTTCAGATTATGCAAGAAAATTAATAATTAAGAGATTTAGCAAAGCTGTACTCCAATTAGATTTAGATAATAATATTATTGATAGATTTTCCTCTGCTTCAGAGGCAGAAAGGCACTTGAATGGTAAAGGCAGCCATATAAGTTGCTGTTGTCTTGGAAAGAGGAAAACTGCTTACGGATATAAATGGAAATATGAGTAATTTTATAAACTTACCACCGCAGCAGTTACCCTTTTCAAAGAAAAATAGAAAATGGAGAGCTGCTCACTTGGATTGGGCCGATTCAAAGACCTTCTTCAATTATAGTTTAGTCAGAAAATCTGTAATCCATAAGAAAATAAACTATGACTTACTCAATGGTAAACTTCACATGAGTGACCTTGAGATGATACTTAATCCTGATAACCTACAAGCAGGATTTATTCCTGATAAGATTCAACACTACCCTATTATGAATAATAAGTTGAATGTGCTTAGAGGTGAGGAAAATAAGAGAGTCTTTGACTTCAAAGTAGTAGTTACTAACCCTAATGCTATTACAGAGATAGAGAATAACAAGAAGCAAGAATTACTACAGAAGCTACAAGAGTGGGTATCTAATACTGCTCAATCTGAAGAAGAGGCAAACCAAGAGCTTGAAAAGATAAATGACTATTATACTTATGAGTGGCAGGACATGAGGGAGATTAGAGCTAATGCTCTCCTTAATCATTACATTAAGGAGTATAATATTCCTCTTATGTTCAATAAGGGATTTATGGATGCAATGGCAGTTGGTGAAGAAATTTATCAATGTGATATTGTAGGGGGAGAGCCTACTATTGAGAAATTAGATCCACTTAAGATAAGAATCTTTAAGTCAGGATATAGCAATAAGATTGAGGATGCAGATATGATAATCCTTGAGGATTATTGGAGTCCAGGCAAAGTCATTGATACCTATTATGATGTATTGACAAAAAAGGACATGGAGTACATAGAGAAAATGCCTGACCATGTAGGTCAAGCTGCTACAGACTCTATGGATAATATTGATGAAAGATATGGTTTTGTTAATAATCATATGATAGGTGATGAGATAAATACTGAGAACTTCTTTTGGGACCCTATGGGTGCTTATGATGGAGTAAATAATTCTCTTTTACCTTATGATATGGCTGGAAACTTGAGAGTACTTAGAGTATATTGGAAATCAAGAAGAAAGATTAAGAAGGTAAGAAGTTATGACCCTCAAACAGGTGAAGAAGTATTTAATTTCTACCCAGAAACCTATGTTATAGATAAGGATGCTGGAGAGGAAGAACAGATATTCTACATCAATGAAGCATGGGAAGGAACTAAGATTGGTACAGATATTTATGTTAATATGAGACCAAGAGTAGTTCAATATAACAGACTAAGTAACCCTTCAAGATGTCACTTTGGTATTGTTGGTTCTATCTATAACCTTAATGACAACAGACCTTTCAGCTTAGTAGATATGATGAAGCCATACAATTATCTGTATGATGCTATACATGATAGATTGAATAAGTTGGTAGCTAGGAACTGGGGTTCATTGGTTAGGCTTGACTTTGCCAAGAAACCTAAAGGATGGGGTGTAGAAAAGTGGCTATACTATGCAAAGACCATGGGCCTTGCAGTTGAAGATAGCTTTAATGAAGGTAATATAGGTGCAGCTACAGGCAAGCTTGCTGGAGCATTAAATAATGCTTCTACTGGAGTAATAGCAGCTTCTGATGGTAATCAGATACAACAGTATATCAATCTTCTTGAGTTTATAAAGATGGAGATGTCAGAAGTTGCTGGTATTACTAAACAGAGAGAAGGTCAAATAAGTAATAGAGAAACAGTAGGTGGAGTAGAGAGAAGTATGATGCAGTCTTCCCACATTACAGAGTGGCTATTTATAGTACATGATGATGTCAAGAAGAGGGTATTAGAGTGTTTCTTGGAGACAGCAAAGATTGCACTAAGAGGCAGAGGTAAGAAATTTTCCTACATATTATCTGATAACTCTCAGAGAATAATGAATATAGATGGAGATGAATTTGCAGAAGCAGATTATGGTTTAGTTGTAGATAATAGTAATGGTGTCCAAGAACTTAACCAAAAATTAGATACTTTAGCTCAAGCAGCTCTACAGAATCAAACATTATCATTCTCTACTATTATGAAGTTATTCAGTTCATCTTCACTTGCTGAAAAGCAGAGACTTGTTGAAAAGGATGAGAGAAGTATCCAAGAAAGACAAGCACAAGCACAACAGCAGCAAATGCAGATACAGCAACAAGAAATAGAACAAAAGGCTCAGATGGAACAAGCTAAAATGCAACAAGAAGATATGCTTAACCAAAGAGATAATGAAACTAAGATTCTTATTGCACAGATGCAAGCTTATAGCAAGAATAGTGAAGATGATGGTATAATAGAACCTGAATACTCACAAGAGGCTAAGGACAAGTTAATGGAGCAGATAAGAGAATTTGACCAGAGACTAAAATTAGATAGAGAAAGATTGGAATTTGATAAAGATAAAGCAAGTTCTGACGCAAGACTTAAAGAAAAGCAGATAAATAAAACAACTCAAAAATCAGATAAATGAGAAGATTTAGAGAAATCATAGAAGATACTATTGCCCCAAATACAAGTGATTTATGGATAGATAATGGAGTTATAAAATATTATAGTAGTAAAGGATGGAAACCATTACAATTAAATATTGGTGAAGACAATATTCCATCTATTACTAAAATATTAACAATAGAAATTACTGAAGTCCAGTTTAATAAACTCTTAATAGGAGAACAATTAGTAATTAATATTAAGGAGGCAGATTCTTCTTATGATATTTTATTATTGAAGGCTGAAAAACATAAATATTTTCTACCAAGAGTTATACAAACTAATGGAACAGCAAAATATATTCAAGATACTATATCTATTATGAATAGTAAGGCAGTTTTAAATACTATTGAAGCTATAGTATCAAAAGGAGTTGTAACTATGTATTCTTTACACGTAGGACTTGCTCCTGAAATAGTAGAACTTGAAATAGGTAATAGTGAAGAAATAAAGAAAGCTAACTTAATTATATTAAATAATTTAAGTCAAAATCACTTCTTTACTTCATTAGATTATGGGTATGGAGTAGGAACTTGGCAATCAGCTAATGGTGGATTTGCACATGTAACTACTGCTTATGGTAATGAAGTATTCTATAATATAGGTATAGATGGTTCAGTTACTAAAGTATTCTATAATATAGGTATAGATGGTTCAGTTACTAAAGAAGATAATTATATTAAACCTAATGAACCATATACTATTAAAATAAGTAGTGATAAAATTGGAAAACCTGTAGATGAAATAACTGCAACTAAAATAATTAAGTGTGGAGAAATTGTAATAGAAAGCTCTACAGGTCCTATTACTTATACTAGGAGTGTAGACTCTACTTCTACAGTTATATATTTTATAAGTAGTAAGAAAGATGACACTTTACAAGTATTAACTTATACTGTATCCAATAAAACTATTACATCATCTATAGTTAAGTATACTATACCTCTTGCAACTAAAACTACTGCTGGCCTAGTTAAAGCTGGAACTAATATTGCACTTTTAGCAGAAGATGCAGATTTATCAACAGTTAGAGGTACTGTAAATAGTTTGCTGACTCAATTAAAAAATGCAGGAATTCTAATTTCATAATGTTTTGAGTATAAAAGGATATACGGTAATAGTAGTTTTGTTGATATTAGTTACTAGTTCTATTACTTTATATAAAAGAAATCAAAATCTTATAAAGGAAATAGAATTAGTAACATTAAATCAAAAAGCATTTATTTCTGAAAATTCTTCATTAAAAAATGAAAATAGAGCATTTAAATTCACTATAGAACAACTTGAATATTATAATGACTCTATTTTAAAAAAAATGAATGAAGTAAGGAAAGAGTTAAATGTAAAAGATAAAGATTTAGGAGCAATGCAATATATACTCTCTGAGGCATCAAAAACTGATACAGTTGAGTTTAGAGATACTATATTTAGTATCCCTACTTTAAATGTAGACACCCTTCTTGGAGATAAATGGTACCAAATCAATCTTGAACTTAGATACCCTAATAAAATTATTACTACTCCTAAATTTACTAGTGAAAAATTTGTAATAATTAATTATAAAAAAGAGACTATAAATCCACCTAAAAAGTGTTGGCTGCTTAGATTGTTTCAAAAAAAGCATAAAGTGATTAGAGTAGAAGTTGTGGAGAAGAATCCTTATATTGAAAATAAGAAACATAGATTTATAGAAATTATAAAATAAAATATGATTGACTTAGGAATACTAATCACTGGAGGAATAGGACTTGTAACTACTATAGTTAGTAGTTGGACATCATGGTTCTTTGCAAGAAGAAAATATGATAGTGAGGTTGACAGTAACCTCATAAATAATATGAAAGAAACATTAGGTTTTTATGAACAACTTTCATCAGATAATAAAAGCAGACTAGAAGAAGTACTGAAGAGAAATGCAGAATTGGAAGAAGAAGTAAGAGAATTAAGAAAGCAAGTAACAGCCATGATTTCAATGATTTGTTCTGATAATACTTGTAGACATAGAATAACTAATAGATTAGAGGATTAATGAAAAAGAGGATTGGTACATTAAAAGGCCATCCTATAGTAGACGGGGATATTAATTTGGTTAGATACCCTGAAATTCATTACAAAAAACTTTGTGAAGAAGCACCGAAAGAGATCTTTAAAGTTAAATTAGAATGGAATGAGGATATAGAAGCTTATGTTGGAAGTGCTATATTCCCTGTAAATGTCATATCCAATGATGAAGTTTTAGGTGCGATGCAACCATATATAAGTATAGATAATTTGGAGGAATCAGATCTCTTTAACTTTTATATGGAGGATGATGTAATTCCTGCCAATGTAGGAATGCTTATTATTGGTCTTAAGGAAGAAATTTCTTTTACACAAACTACTAAAAAACTTAGTCTCTCATACCCCTTTTTAGGTTTTAGTGTACACAGTGATTTTCGTTTTATAGATATATGTAGCTATGACTCCTCAATAGTACCTATAATATATTCTGGTTCTAACAACACCTTCTCTGTAATACCAGAAGACCATTTACTTCCTAAAAATATTCCTATATGGATATCTAAATTAGGTAACCCAAGTAAACTACAAAAATTAAATTATATGTTTAAAGATAAATTAAATTCTATATCTAAAAAATTAAAAAGAAATGAAGTTATTATTAGATAGATTCTTTAAAGGTCCTAAATATACAGTAGGTCATTTATATATTAATGGTAAATATTTCTGTGATACTATAGAAGATGTAGACAGAGGATTATTAGATTCTATGTCTTTAGCTGAAATACAATCTAAAAAAATATCTTCAGAAACAGCTATACCTAGAGGTATTTATAAAGTAACTTTAGATGTAGTTTCTCCTAAATATAGTAAAAGAGATTTTTATATTAAAGTATGTAAAGGTAAAGTACCTAGATTACTTAATGTGAAAGGATTTGAAGGAATACTTATACATGCAGGAAATACAGAAGAAGATTCTGCTGGGTGTATAATTTTAGGAGAAAATAGAGTTAAAGGTAAAGTTATTAATAGTAGAGCTACTTTTGAAAAGTTTTATAATACTCTTATAAAGTCTAATAGTAAAGAAATAACTATAACAATTAAATAAATATGGTGAAGAGGACAGGTAGGGCAAAGCCTATGACTCCTAAAGCAGGAGTCACTAAAACTCATAGGAGATATAGTTGTGGAGGCAAGCTTAAAAAGTAAAGCATTATATAAGACAGGGTTGATATTACTTAAGATAATACCAATGTTGTTGGCATTATGCTGCCTATGTAATTCAATCCTGTCTTATTTTAATTTGGATGTTTGTGTGTTAAGCTATATAGGAGGGATTTCTGTAATTCCATTAATATTTCTATATTTAGCTTCATATATGTTTAGATTCTGTGAATATCATAGAATGTTCTTACATTATATAGTAGTAACTTGGGTGATTAATATTTATGATTATTACTATATACTACCTATAAGTAATCTGAACTACTTATGTCTGCAAATGATAATAACAGGTATTTCATTATTTATAATATTATGAAACTTACTATAGTCATATTTGACAAGTGGGAGGAGTTAGGAAGATTCTTGCCCAAAGAAGAAATGGAGCAGGAAGCCAAAGCTATAACCATAAATCAATATGGAGCATCTCTTGTAGCTATCAATTCTAAGAGGGGAAGTAGCATCATCCATGAAGCTGAGCACATAAAGAACTCTATATGGAGATATATAGGATATACTCCTCAAGAAGATAATGATGAAGTAGATGCTTACCTTATAACCTACATATATAACAAGATAATAGATGTTTTCTATAAACATGATAAGGCAGCCAAGTAGAGGCTGCCTTTTTATTTTGAATCTAGCAGTATATTACTAAGTTAAAGCCTTGTATATCAATATGATATATGAGGCTTTAGCATTGATAGGCATCCTGAGAAATATTATTTACCTTTGTTCCCTGTAAGCTTACAATAAGAGAGTAAAACAATAACTAATTTCAAAAATTGCTACTATGGAAATAATTGAGAAGCAAGTAGAAAAAGTAAAGGAAGTACCTTATGATGGATATGGTTACTACCCTAGAGATAGGTATGCAACAAAAGGTGTTGCAGGTACTGGTCTTGGTCTTGGTATAGCAGGTACAGCACTTGGGCTTCTTGCTCTTAGTAGAGGAGGATTCAGCCTATTTGGAAATGGAATAAGTGGACTTTCAATGCCTGAGAATGTAAATATCAATGCTTTAGGTGGTGGTACTGCTGGTAATGGTGTGTCTGCTCCTACTGCTTTCCAAGCATGGGAAAAAGGCTGTGAGGAAACTCTTGCACTTCAAAAAGGTCTTTATGACTGGGCACTTGTTCAACAGTCACAGAGATTCAATGACAGAAGTACCCTAAACTCAGAGCTGTTTGGAATATGGAAGTCACAGGTTGATGCTGATTTTGGATTATACAAGAGCACAAGAGATAGCTTTGATGTAATGTCTGCAAAGCAAAATCAAGACACTTTCAATCTGTATAAGTCTCAGAGAGATGCTGATGATGTTCTTGCACAAAGAATCAGCAATCTTGAGCAGCAAGTAGCTGTAAATGCTGCTGTAAGACCTTATCAAGATAAGCTAATCCAATGTGAGATTGACAAGGCATTTACTGCTGGTATTAACTATACTGATAGAAAGACTTGTAAGGCTATTTATGGTGAAGTAATGCTTCCTAATACTCCTGTAGTTACAGGATATGTAGGTGCAAATCAATGTGGTTGCCCAAGAGTTGTTAGTGGCACTACTGCGTCTGTTTAAAAGTAAGGGGGCAATTCCCCTTACTTTTTCAATACTAATCTTAAAAACTTATAGTTATGATTCCAGTAAATCAAGTCATATTAGGAGGAGACCCATTGCTTGGAAGTAGCATGGTAGGGAATAGTCTTGATGAGCAACTACAACTTATTGAGAAGTATAAGCAGAACCTTGAGGCTGCAAAACAATTAAGACAGCAGGCCCAACCTATACAGCAACCTGTTCAAAGGCTTATATGGGATGAGGTAGATGCTGAGATAACACCTATGACAGATGAGCAAAAGGCAATGCTACTTCAAGATGAGAATTATGTAGATACTTATACTAAGATTCAGACTATGGTTCAAAATGAAATCCTGAACTTGGTTAAGAGCAGAATTGAAAGTACCCCAGAAGGTAAAGAGTTGCTGCAAAGTCAATTAAAGATAGTTAAGAAGTTAAAAGGAAGGATTATTCAAGAGACTAATAAGGAAATGGAGGTATTTAGGAAGTTCAGGGAATTTAGTAAGACTAATCCTGAAGTGACTTATGAAGAATTTATTAAAGCTAATATGTAATTATGATGACTATAACACAACTGACTGATAATCTTAAGTCTTATGTCTCACTTCAATTAGATTCTATAACTAAGTCCAATCCTGTGGTTGGATTTATGAAACCTTTCATTACTAGGGCATTAGATAAGAACTTTGATAAAGTAACAAAGACTTTGAACTTAATATCTGATAAAGAGGGTAACATAGACATTGAGAATATTATCACTGAAATGATGGAGAACTTAATGAATACTAATCCATTTACCTTCAAAACTTCATTCATTGGAGATATAGAAATAGGTGGAGGTGAAATTAAATTTAACTTACCATTTACTAGTAAAAGATTAGTGTTGAATATAACAGACCTAGAGACTTTCAAGGAAATGTTAATCACTAAAAGCTAAGGAATATGGATGAACTTATGATGTATGAATATCTTAATAGAAAAGGTATGGGTGATATGAGTGAACATGGGTTCATGGATAAGTTTAGGGAATTTATAAACAAGTATAGAAGAAGCTCTATGAGACATAGTAGAGAAGAAGACTTTATACCATTTGATGATGACTTCTATATGAGAAGGCATAATAGGCCTAATGAGTTCATGGATATGTTTGACTCAAGAAATGAAAGACTCTCAGACAAGTTTAGAGACCACATGAGAAGTGATGATATGGATAGAGCCATAAGATATATGAGAGACTCTATGTCTAAAGGAGACCATTTCAGTGAATCTGAAGCAGAGTATCTTGTAGCTAGAATGTATCACACTGAGAATGGTAGAAAATATAGTGGAGAGAAGTTTGATATGCACAAGGCTAAGGAGATTTGTGAGAGATATAGGGGAATACTCCCTACATCTGCTACAGTTGCTGATGTATATGTTGCAATTAACTCTCAGTACCATGACTATGCAGAATTGTTTAAGAACTGGTTTGGTGATGGTATAGAACAGAAAATAGTTGAGTCTGCTATTGTATTCTGGTTTAAGGATGCTGACAGTAAGTCTGAGAATAAGGTGGTAGGATATTTTAGGGAACACTGATTTGATTGGGTAAGGATAATACCTTACCCTTTCTTTTTGCCTAATTTATAAGTATTCCATTTAGACTTTGCAAGTAATTTATTTAATAGGTTGTTGGTAATTAAAATTCTATTTATCTTTGCACCTGTTTAAGATTAACACTAAGACGAGAAGTATATGGAAGAGGAACTTAGCTTAGATAACATCTTAGGAGCAGAGGAAATAGATAATCTGTTTGTAGAAGATGATATACAGGAGACTCCACCTCCTAGTAAAGATGATGGAGAAGATGGTTCTGAAAAGAAACCTAATAGCAAAGGAAAAGATGAAACTACTGAGGTTAATGTAGATACTTTATTTACTGAACCAGAGAGCGTAGGTAGTGGAAAAGATAATAAAGAGGAAAAGGAAGATACCTCTCCTAAAAGTGTTGGTACTTCTCCCAAAAACTTCTACTCTTCCATTGCCAAAGCCTTGAAGGAGGAGGGTATCTTCCCTGACCTTGATGATGAGTCTTATTCTAAGATTAAAGATCCTGAAGACTTCAGAGACTTAATTGAGCAGCAAATAAAAGCCGGTCTTGATGAAAGACAGAAGAGGATTGATGAAGCTCTAACTGCTGGAGTAGAGCCTACAGAGATTAAGAAATATGAAAATACAATTTACTTCCTTGATAATATTAAGGAAGAGTCTATCTCTGATGAGAGTGATAAGGGTGAGAAACTTAGAAAAGATTTAATCTATCAAGATTTTATCAATAGAGGTTATAGCAAGGAAAGAGCTACAAGAGAGGTACAGAAGTCTTTCAATGCTGGTACTGATATTGATGATGCAAAAGAGGCTTTGCAAAGTAATATTGACTTCTTCAGAAATAAGTATGATGAGCTTGTTAATGATGCTAAGTCAGAAGCAGAACAAGAAGAGAGAGAAAGGAAAGAACAGGCTGAAAAGCTGAAGACATCCATCCTTAATGACAAGGATGTATTTGGGGATTTATCCGTGGATAAATCCACTAGACAAAGGATATATGATAATATATCAAAGCCTGTTTATAAAGATCCAGAGACAGGAGAGTACTTTACTGCTATCCAAAAGTATGAGATGGAGAACAGAACAGACTTTCTAAAGAACATTGGGTTACTTTTCACACTAACTGATGGCTTTAAGAATCTTGATGGTTTAGTAAAAGGTAAAGTAAAGAAAGAAGTAAACAAAGGTCTTAGAGAGCTGGAAAATACTCTTAACAACACTGCAAGAACCTCAGATGGTAATCTGAAGTTTGTGAGTGGAGTTGATGAGGATCCTGAATCCTTTATTGGAAAGGGTTGGAAACTTGATATATAAATATGGAAAGAATAAAATTAATATCTGAGGAAGAAAAAAAAGAGTTGCTTATCCTGAGAAGCAGAGTGACATTTATTTAGAATGTTCTATAAAAACTATAGATGGTAAAACTTTTCCAAAGGTAAAAGAATTAGGAGAAGCTATAATAGGGGTTAAAAATAAAATAATAGAATTTACTAAATCAACTAATATATTATATAATAACATTGATAATGTTAAAGTTAATATAGATAACCTTTATATAGGCTGTTTTAAATCAGCTGATTTAGTACTAGATAAGGTTGGGGTATGGGTAGAAAAAGAAGCAACTGTAATATTGCCTATAGGATATTACTATATACAATTAGTTGACCCTAATAAAAAAGGAACATTAACTATATTAGAAGAGGAAGTCTTTGAGGATAATACTTCATATATGATTGAACCTATGAGTCTGATTAAATATAAGAAGTCAGATATTGAATCTTTTATAGGAAAGAGATTAGACTTATATGATAATAAGTATATAATTATATATTATAGTAATTGTCCATTTGCTCTTTGCCCTATAAAAGATAAACTGTCTCTTAGACTTTCTTCAATAAATAATAAAGCTCTATTTAAAGAGTTTTTTAATTCTCCTAAAGATTATTTGGTTGCTTTAATTCCTGTTCTATTTTCATATAACAATGAAAAGTACACTAGATTTGATTATAATAAAGAAGAAGACTTTACAATAGACGATATAAAAAATTGGTAATTAATAATTAATTAATATGGCTGGAAAATTAGGTAAGTTTCAAATGGTAGGCTTCCAGCACTGGAAGGGACTTACTAAGGAAAATCACCTTGGTTCTGTCTTTCAGTTAGCTCCACAAAAGGCCACAAACCTAATGGTGCAACTGTTAGCTTACTACAGAGGAAAGACCCTTGATACATTCCTAAACCAATTCCCAACAAGAGAATTTGAGGATGACAATGAGTATTACTGGGATGTTATTGGTTCTTCAAGAAGAAACATTCCTCTTGTAGAGGCAAGAAATGAGAATGGTACACCTATAACTGATGATTCAGGAATGGTTGGTGTAGGTACTGCACCTTTCTATCTAGTATTCCCTGAGGATTGGTTTGCTGATGGTGAGTACATTGTAGGTAATCTGAATGAAATCTATCAATTCAGAATTCTAGGAGACCCAAGAATGGAGGGCACTAATGCAGTTTATAAGGTAGAACTTGCTGGAGGTAACACAGTAGGAGTTCCTGCTGAGAGACTACTTGCAGGTGAGAGATTCTCAGTTGAGGCTGCATTTGTAGAAAAAGAATTATCTAGAAAGGTGGGAGATGTCAGATTTAGTTCTCCTGTCTCTATGAGAAATGAGTGGTCTGTAGTTAGAATCCAACATAAGGTTCCGGGTTCTATGCTAAATAAGAAGCTGGCTGTTGGTATTCCTATCACTAAGGAAACAGAGGGTAGATACATTAAGTCAGTTGCTACAATGTGGATGCACAATGTAGAATGGGAAGTAGAGTGTCAGTTCTCTGAATATAAGAACAATGCACTTGCATTTGGTAGAAGCAACAGAAATCAGAATGGTGAGTACATGAACTTTGGTAAGTCGGGTAATGTTATTAAGACAGGTGCTGGCTTATTTGAGCAAATGGAAGTTGCTAATACTATGTATTACAACACATTTAGCTTGAAGCTTCTTGAAGATGCTCTATATGAGCTTTCTGCTTCTAAGCTAGACTTTGGTGATAGATACTTCCTTATTAAGACTGGTGAAAGAGGTGCTATTCAATTCCATAAGGAAGTACTTAAGACTGTATCAGGTTGGACTCAGTTTGTTCTTGATAACAACTCTATTGGAGTTGTACAGAAGACTCAGTCACAACTTCATCAGAACTCACTAAGTGCTGGTTTCCAATTTGTAGAATACAAAGCTCCTAATGGAGTAAGGGTTAAGATTGATGTAGACCCATTCTATGATGACCCAGTAAGAAACAAGATTCTCCATCCAAATGGAGGTGTAGCCTTCTCTTACAGATATGATATTATGTACATTGGTACTATGGACCAACCTAATATCTTTAAGTGTAAGATTAAGGGTGATAATGAATACAGAGGTTATCAATGGGGTCTAAGAAACCCATTCACAGGTCAAAAGGGTAATCCTTATATGTCATTTGATGAGGATTCTGCTGTAATCCACAGAATGGCTACTCTTGGTATCTGTGTTCTTGACCCAACAAGAACTATGTCACTAATCCCTGCAATTCTACAGGGCTAATAATTCTAAAGGGGAGAGGAGACTACTCTCCTTCTCCCCTTTCTTTCTATAAACTAAGGAGAAGTTATGTTAAAAGAAAAAATGGGGGAGAAGGTAAATTATACAGCACCTGATTTTGACTTGGATAGTGCTGATATGGAAACACCTTTACAAGAAGTAAAGGTCAATAAAGTTGACCCTGAAAGACCTAAAAGGTCTAGAAAAATTGAAGAACCCTCAGACCAATTAGTTAGCTGTTTAAGGAATGAGAGAATTATTGTAAGACATGTGCCTAAACTGACTGGTATGTGGGGTAATAATCCTAAACACATCCTTGCAGGAGGTATGGCAGAAGGAGCTAGCAGAACTTTTGTAGTTCCTAGACTATCTTCAGGTATGTTTATCAATGTTCTTACAGATAAGGAAAAGACATTCCTTGAAGAGATTATGGGGTTAGAGTATAATGCCCTAAGCATCTACAAGAAGGTAGATAACTTTTGGGATGATAGCAATGAGAATGGAATCAACAAAGTTAGACTAACTAAGCAGGATAACTACTTCAATCTATCTGACCCAGAAGACTACATTAGATATAAGATATTATTAGCTAATAAGGATTATATTGCCCCTTCATTGCAGGCACTACAAGATACTCCAAAAGCTACTTATCAGTTTGTTATTATCTCAGAAGGGGAGGAAACTAAGACTGCCAAGAGTAATATGAGTGCTACAATGAGATGCTATAAGGAGTTTGGAAAAATCGAGGATGATTTTGATACTCTGAGGGTTATTGTAGAAACAATAGATGGCAGACCTACATCTAAGACTGCTAAGTTAGAGTTCTTACAGACTAAGGCTAATGAGCTTATACAGCATGATAGTAAGATATTCTTAAGAGTAATTACTGACCCAATGCTTCCTACAAAGGTCCTTATTAAGAAGGCTATAGAAGCTGGCTTAATTTCCAATAGAGGCAATTACCTGTATTTGAGGTCTGATAATTCTCCTCTGTGTGAGGCAAATGAAGAGCCTACTCTTAATATAGCAGCTAAGTACTTGAACTCTCCTAAGCATCAAGAAGTAAAGTTTGCATTGGAGGCTAAACTAAAGTAATATGACTATACAGGAATTTTCAAATGAGTTTGATGTTCTGTACAACAATATAATGTCTAACCAAGCTCCAGGCTTAGATGAATATGAGAAGTCAGTTTTCCTAACTAAGGCTCAGAGTGAGATTATTAAGAACTACTTTAATCCTAAAGGTAATAAGTATCAGGAGGGTTTTGATGGTTCTCAAAAGAGGCAAGTGGACTTCTCTAAACTTATGAAGACCTATGCTTCCTCTGGTACTGCCCCTACTCCTACATCATTCTTTGGAAATGTAACTGGTGCATACAAGATTACTTGGCCTAATGATGTTTTTGTAGTAGTAAATGAGGTTGTAGATGTTACAAAGAAAGGTGAAAGTGGGAAATACAGATTACAAGTCATACCTATAAAGTATGATGAATATCTTAGAGTATCATCTAAGCCTTACAAACAACCTTTGAAGAATCAGGCATGGAGAATAATCAATGGGGAAAATGACATTAATTTGATTGTAGGACATCTTAATAGTGTTAGTCCTGATGGCTATCACATAAGATATGTTAAGCATCCTAAGCCTATCATACTTGAAAGTCTTGATGGAAGTGGCTTGTCAATTAATAATGAAACAAATGAAATGGGTTGTGAACTAGACCCTGAGATACATCCTGAGATATTACAAAGAGCAGTAGAGCTTGCTAAAGCTGCTTATGCAGGAGACCTAAAAAGCAATGTTGAATCAGGACAAAGAACTGAATAATGACTACTGAAGAATTTTCTAATGAGTTTGATGCCTTACTGAATAGCTACTCTACAACAGAGGAAACCCCTAATACCATTGAGCTAGATGAATATGAGAAGTCAGTCTTTCTCACTAAAGCACAAGAAGATGTGGTAATAGATATGTACAATGGTAAGAATATATTTGGAGACTCATTTGAGAAGAATGAAGAAGTCAGAAGATACTTGAGCAGCCTAATTAAAACTTACACTACCTCTGTTAAGGAAACTACATATAAGGGACTATCTAAACACTCAGTATTTTTTAAGCTGCCTGATGATTTATGGTTTATAACCTATGAGGCAGTTGATTTGAAAGATGATAGATTAGGGTGCAAGAGTGGAGAAGATGTTTGTGTAACTCCTGTTACACAGGATGAGTATCATAGAATAAGGAAAAATCCATTTAGGGGTCCTAATGATAGGAGAGCCTTAAGGCTTGACCTTAATGAAGAGATAGTTGAAATAGTTTCAAAGTATAATGTGGCTAATTATCTTGTTAGATACCTTTCAAGACCAAACCCAATTATACTGAATGACTTACCAAATGATTTATCAATCAATGGTATCAATAAAAAAACAGAATGTGGACTGAACCCTGTAATACATAGAGCAATACTTGAGAGAGCAGTTAGGCTTGCCATCATAAGTAGGGTTCCAAATACAGGAAAATAAAATCTATTGTATAATTTAATTTTAAATTAAAATGGCGACATTTAGTGTAAATCAAGTAAGACAACTTTATGTAGCAACAGCATTAAAGACTCCCCATGTGCTTGCTTCAGATACTGCTGGTTCTATTGCAGTAAAGAATGATAATGCCAAGAGTCATCTGTATTTTGAGTACAAGGGTGCTGATAACTTAATGAGAAGTGACCTAATTGATATAAAGAATATTCTTTATGCAAAGGCTACTAATGCAACTGCTATGGCACATAGCCTTAAGTCAGTAACTGTAGCTCTTGATTCAAATATCAATGGTGGTGCTCCTGTTGCAGGACAGGATTATATCTTAAGAATCGCATTCAAGCAATATGTAGGTATGTCTGATGAAGACCAGTACTTCAAGTATGGTATGGTCCATGCTTATGCTGGAATGGATGCAGATACTTTCTATAAAATATTAGCCCTATCTCTTGCTAAGAATTTTAGTAGAGAAGTTACACCTTTAATTAAAGTAGAAGTACATAGTAAAGCTACTAAATCTAAAGGCAAGTTTGATGCAAATGGTTTTATGGAAGTAACTCCTCTTACTAAAGATAATGGTAAAAGTGATAATACTAACCCATATTATGCAACAGATGCTGTAGTAACAGATATTGATAGTGTTAGAATTACAGAAGTAGAGCAACCTTGGAGACTTGGAGTTATGGCTCAAACTCCTGTTTATTTCACAGTACAATCAGTACCTGTAACTGTAAATGGAGATGATAGACATTGGGCTACTCTGACAGAAGGCACAAGTGGTTCTATTGGTAATGGTAAAACTATTGCAGACCTTGAATACTTCTGTATGGGTGAAAGGGGAGATATATATAGACAAGTAGGATGGCCTAATAATATACCTACTACTTATCTTGTAGACCCAACTAAGACATACTGTGTATTTGATATTCACTATGCTTATGTTGGCAGTAATGAATCAGTACAAAAGTCTGAAAAGACTATTACGATTGTATGTACTGACAAGGCAGAGCTTAATAAGGTAATTACAGTCTTCAACACTGCTACAGGCCTTAGTGTTGCAACTCTCTGACTTTAGAGATATAAAAGGATGAGGGCTATAAAACCCTCATCCTTATTTTTTTTAATCAAAGAACTTGATATGGTAGAATTTAATAAATTATTTGTTATCCCTTATAATAAGGGTCTTTATATAGATTGTTCTGTTCTAGATATGCCTTATTTTAAGGATGTATATATAGATAAGATAGTAATAGATACACAAAATACTTTTAATAAAGATGGTATAAGTAAACATCCAGTGTATTCCCATACTATTTCTGGTAATCAGAAAAGAGTACAAATGACTATCAAAAATACAGATTTATTAGTTCCTACTATGGAAGGTAATATGTTCTTTGTGTATGTGATTATAAAAGGAGTTCCTTCTTGTGATGTACCTTGTGGTTTAGATTCTCCTGTTACTTTAGGAGTTGGAGTAGATGCTTATCCTATCTACAGAAAGGCTTTGAAATATCTTAATGAAACCTATGATAGATGTAATATCCCTAGAGCTTTTATTGATTTTATTCTAAGATATAAAGCATTTCAAATTTGTCTTAAAACTAGAGACTACCCACTAGCTATAACATATTGGAAGAAATTTACTAACTCCATTAGTGTTAAACCTAGCAATGGATGTGGATGTCATGAATGAGTTAATGTATGATACTTTAGTAAGATATTTCAAAACCTTGGCTCATACAGGATATAAGAGCTATGATGTAGTATTCAAAATGCTAGTTATAGACTTTATTTATGAAATCACTCACACTGAGCTAAGATATTATATAACAAACAAAGATATTAAACTGATGCAAGATTTATTATACCAATTCCTTGGCTCTACTTGTGAAATATCTTTTCCAACTAATAATAGACCTTGTTGTGTATGTATATGTTGCAATGGTGGAAATTCAACTCCCCCACCTGTAATTACTCCTACTACAACTACTAGTACTCCTAGACCTAATAAAAAAATGTATATTAGAAATTCTTCTGATAATATTGGTTTAGAAGTATCAGGTGGAAAAATAATAGATTCTTCTTCCTCAGTTATATTGGCTGGTGGGAATTTAGAAATGTCTTATATTGATAAGATTACTCCCTTATATATCGAGGGGTATGGTGCTAATATTGATAATATTTCTTCTATAAGAATAATAGATAATAAAGTAGGTACTATACCTGTAGAAGAAACAAGTAGTGCTGGGGTATTTAGAACCACTAGTAGTCTTTATTCTTTAATAGAAGAAAATGATATTACTTTTATAGATATTAAAGTAACAAAGCAAGTAGATACTACTACAACTACTACCTCTACTCCTACTCCTATTACTACTACAACTAGTACTACTACAACTACAACTAGTACTAGTACTCGTCCTCCATCAATTA